CTATTTTTTTTCGTGCTGATTCAAATATTTGATGTATTTCTCACTGGCGTTTTCGACAACCTTGGGAGTGATCTCGGCGTAAATTTCTGTAGTTTGAACGCTACTGTGACCGAGCACTCCCCGAATGTCGTCAAGGGATACTCCAGCTTCTCGGAGAGCAACTGCGTGGGTATGCCGCAGGTCATGAACGGTGATGTTGGGCAGGTCTACTAATTCACAGAGTCGCGTAAATGCATGATTGACTGAGGATTCTCGAATTACAGACCCAAAGCTACGCTTGCTGGTGTATCGAAAGACAAACTCGCTGCCACCAGGAAACATGGAACGGCCGTGTGCAATGGTAGGACGGTTGTTGAAGTATATTCGGTTTAGGGCCCATAACGCGGAAACTAAGCGAGGAGTGAGTGCAACCGTGCGTACTGATGCTTTTGATTTAGGATCGTCGAGGATTATGTTGCTTTTATACTTGCCTTTTTCTTTGCGATAGAGCCGTGTTTTGTTGACGCTGACTGTGTTTGCTCCCAAATCGAAATCGTCCCATTGTAGAGCCATAGCTTCGCCTTTACGCAAGCCGGTGTCAATCAGTAGCAAGAAGAATGGATACCAAATTTTGTTGGGCTCTTTGTGGTGCTTTACAGCATCTAAAAATTCGTCCGCCTGGTCAACAGTCCAGTAGCGGAGCAGTTTGGGCTGAGAGCCTTGGCGGGGGAACTCAACACCAACAGTCGGATTATTTTTGATAATGCCAAGACGTGCGGCTTTGCCCAATGCCGCATGCAGGGTGGCGTTGATTACATTGACACTGTTTCTGGACAGTGGTGTGCCATCCTTACCGCCGTGGTTCAAGAGCCCCAGGATATATTTCTGGTGCTCGATGGGCGTGTACTCATAAAGTCGATAATTGCCGATATCTGGAATTAGGTAGTGTTCAATCTGGTAGCGGTAAACGATCATGCTGCCTTCCTTGACGTTGACCTTGTACTTCTTGACCCATTCTCGGAGCCAAGTGGCAAGCAACATATTTGGACGATATGAATTGTGTTGCTTATCATTGATGAGCTCGTTTTCTTTGGCCCGGCCCCAAGCCCTGGCATCTTTGGCATAATCAAAACCAGCTTTGTGGTAGTTATTTTGCTTGCCGGTGCCTTTATTAATTCCAGCATATCCCCGGACTTCGTACTTCACTTTGCCGGATTTTGTTGTGTAACTGTTTATTGACGCCATGTTATGCCTCCCTTTCTGGATAAATGAATCGGTTTATCCGAACGTATGTTCAGACGGAACGTTAAAGAAAAGCCCGTTTCCGGGCTGATCAGGCTACAGATTCAGTAGCTCTTTTTTCTTTGCATCAAATTCATCCTGGGTAATAACGCCATCATCAACAAGTTTCTTGTAGTCACGAAGTTGGTCGGGAACTGACTTTGCTTCCGGCTGAGCAGCAGGAGCAGGTTGCTTTATACGCTCTGCCATTGGCGGCCATGCGGCTACTACAGCCATAGCATTCTCAATATTCTGTTTCCAATAGGGTTCACCAACGAATGACGTGTAGCAAATGTAAGCTTGTTTGCCACCGTTACCATCAAAGATCTGCATTTTGTCGGCGTTTAACAGCATGCGACCATTAATTAGCTTTGCACTCTTTACGGTCACATCGCTAACGTCCTTATAATCAACAAATTGAGTTGTGCCTTTAAAACGGCGCATAGTGCCCATACCCATGAAGAAAATGCCGTTTCTTTGGAAACTAGCGCAGTAGTACTTATCTGTAAAGGCTGCGTAATTGCCTAGAAAGCCTTTCAACCCATTGATGGCTTCGAGGTATACGGTAGTGCTTGGGTCTTCCGGATAGCCATACTTTTTGAGCTGCTCGGAAATCTTTTCAATCTTCATTTCTCTTCCCCCAGAGATATTTGTTTGACACGTGTGACTTATCAGACTATCTTAACCATGTAATTGTGCGGGTGAAGCCATCAGAAATGTTCTTCATCTGCATCACTTCATTCTTTAGTTGACTATCGAGATTGCTCCGGCTCCCAGGCCGGGGCTTTTTTTGATGTCTACTTGAGATGCGTCAGCACAAAGATGACGATGCCTGACGTTGCTGCAACTATGGCTATCGCAGTACCAACAGTCCATTTGATTGCTTTCAAGGCAGCTCGGTCAATCTTAGAATCTATGCTTTTGTCTAAATTTGATTCAAGTTGGGACAGCTTGTGGCGCAGGTGCTTTTTGGTTACGTATTTGTCCATAGGTCCATCACCTCCGCCACCATTATCCCTTTTTTGGGATGAGGAAGCACTGTATGGATTGACTGGTGTGTGAAACTGGCTAACGTTGCTTTTTTTGTCGGCATTACCCATTGTGTTTTACCTCAATCGCAGTATTGAAAAACGTTCCAGCTTTAATCTTTGCAGCGAGCTCATTGTTTTTGTCTGGGTAATGAAGGCTACTAACGAATGCTAGTTCAAATATTGCAAAATTAGGCGGCTCAATAAGTTTTTTACCGGGATTGTTAATATCGTCCGTTATCCAAAAAAAGGTGTTAGGAATTGTAAGATTGAAGGGATTTTTTTCATCTGATTCAACCATACCAGTCCATTGGCTTGCAATTGAAGGAATTCCGGAATCGTCTAAAATGTAGCTGGTCATGAAGAGATGCATGGTTGGCTCCGGCAATTTACCAATTCGGACTGAAAAGGAAGTATCCCAAACTAAGGGGCTTTGTTCAGGCAAAGTCAAATAGCGAACCTCTTTATCGTCTTGCTTGAATTCAAGGAAGACGAGACTAGCAGGTTTTAAAATATTTGAATCCATTTGATCATCACCTTTACATTCCATACATATTTTCTAGGTCGCTTATCGTTTCCGGTAGGCGGCCTGTTTCGTCTTCATACAATTCTGTCAGCAAGGTCAGGGCGAAACGCTCCGCCTCATTTTCGGCCTTACTGATCCCACGGTCGGCAACTCTATAGTAAGCAGCTGTTCCATCATGCAGGAGCGCATGTCCCAGCTCATGTGCTAACACTCTAGTTTTGAGCGGACTGCCCTTGATGGACTCAGCCAACCAGATGAGCGGTGCACCCATTGGTGGAAAGCACGTCCGTCCCAGCTTGTCGCCGGATAGGGCAGGCGTGTACTTCACGTCGATGCCGAGTCGCTCGACTAGCTGCCAGGGATTAGGTGTGCCATAGCGCTTGCTGACAAATAGCGCCAACCGTTCAGGCGTAACTTTATCGTCTACCACTATTTACCATCACCTTTATCATCTGAGCGCATCGGCATGCGTTTGAGATTTAGACGGTCCCAGAATATCTGCGTCATGGACAGCTTGAGCTTTTCTTTTTCTTCTTCGGTCAAATCAGCACCGCCAAAAGAAAAGCCGTCCATCGCATCAGGATCGTCGAGCCACTGCTTTAGGTCAGTGACCTGCTTCGGTGTAGCCCAAACCGGGGTGTTGTTCACTCCTAATAGGTAATCAACAGTTACACCATAGTACTTGGCGAGCTTCATCTTGGTGGTATCGTCCGGTTGACGTGTGCCGCTCTCATAAGCTGTATAAGCGGGCCGCGTAATGCCCAAAAATTTAGCAACATCTTCTTGTGTGAGCCGCTTGGCGGTACGCAGTTCTTTAAGTCTTTCTGGTAACATTACGGCACCTCCTTATGCTGCTATGGTAACAGACGGTTACATAAAATAAAGTTTCGATTTGTTACTTTTAGAGGTTTACAAGTAACGATGTGTGACGTACTATAATAAGCGTAACGAAGTGATACATGAAGAGGGTGAAAAAATGCGAACCTGGTTAAAGGATTTACGCGAAGAATCAGGAATGACTCAGGAGCAAGTTGCTGAACAGGCAAAGCTTAGCCGCCCAGCCTACACAATGATTGAGAATGGCAACCGCAATCCAAGCGTGCCTGTTGCTAAGCGGCTAGGTGCGGCGCTGAAAGTAGAGTGGACTTATTTTTTTGATACTGATGGTAACGAATCGACACCTAAGAAAATCACAACCTAGGAGGCGAGGAAATGAGCAGTAAAGATGAACTAGACAAGTTTTCCGAATTGGAACTCATTCGGGAGCTGGAACGCCGCATTGCTAATCGAGAAAAAGAGGAGACTCCAACCGAAGTTGTAGCCTCCAAAGATTCGCTGTTTACCGGCATGGCCTTTAGAGGGCCAGCGGTTAGCGAAGAGCAATACATGAAGCATTACCGCGAGTACCGAGAACGTTGCAGTGCCTTATAACCCTCGAAACTTAATTATCTCGTTTGAACGTAAATCAGTGGTTCTCAGTTCGTCGAAGCGAACCACAGATGTTCGAACTTTGTCAGCTTCGGGTTGTAGGTACTTAACAACTTCGTCAATATCCATGTCGGTTTCAACAGCAACTTGATAAGGCATTATCTGAACTCGTTTCTTGGCGGAGAGGGATTCAGCCTTTGCCCTGAGTGATGATTCAAGTTTTCCGTTGAAGTCAGGATCTGGCAGGAAGGTAATCAAGTACTTTGCCATGTGTGCTCACCTCCTTTTGCAGAGATGAGCCAAGTGTATCGCATTTCAATATGGAGGAGGTAAGCATATGAACGACTTACAAGTATTTAGTTCAAGCGGCTGGACGGTACGCACCGTTGATGTAAACGGCGAACCGTATTTCGTTGGTAAGGACATTGCTGAAGCTCTTGGCTATAGCAATACGAAAGATGCGCTTCAAAAGCACGTCGATGCTGATGACAAGCTGAGGTCGCGAATCACGACCTCAGGTCAGGCTCGAGAAATGACTGTTATCAGCGAATCTGGAATGTACAGCCTCGTGTTAAGCAGCAAGCTTCCCAGTGCAAAGAAGTTTAAGCACTGGGTGACAAGTGAAGTTCTCCCGTCGGTTCGTAAACACGGCGCGTACATGACTGGCGAAACGATTATGGAAGTCATGCAAGACCCTGCTAATTTTGCTAAGGTGCTTAATGCATTGGCTGATGAACGAAACCAGCGGCAAGCTGCTGAAAATCAAGTCGCAGTTATGAAGCCCAAAGCGTTCTTTGCCGATGCAGTATCGGTCAGCAACACCACAATCTTGATAAACGATCTCGCAAAGTTAATCCGTCAGAACGGCTATCAGATTGGTGGCAAACGACTTTTCAACTGGATGCGTAGCAACGGTTACCTGGTTAAACGCCACGGTGCTGATTACAACTCACCAACACAGAAAGCTATGGAGATGGGCCTTTTCAGCATCAAGGAAACTGTAATCACACATTCAGATGGCCGGACCACCATTAGCAAGACGCCAAAGGTTACCGGCAAGGGTCAGCAATACTTCATCAACAAGCTGCTTGGCTCGTCTGATGCTAGAGCTGCCGAAAATTAAGGAGGTGATCACATGAAGCCACTAAAAAATTTTGCCTATTGCTTTAAGGACGAAGCAGGAGAGCTAGTTCCTGTAACTTACGGAAGCTCATCTGGATATAGTTCAGTTCTAATACCGCCTGATGAGTACCGGAGACTCGTAATCAAGTTTCCTGAATGCAAGGACAACTTATATCTCATCGTAGATGGTACAGAATTCAGGCTCGACAAAGCTCCACAGCTGTTAGACCTGGGTGATTAATAGAGCTTGAGGCCCGTCTTTTCGGCAATCTTAGCAAGCACATATGACTTGGCGACGGTACCAACTGTTGAGACGGCAGTGGACGAAAAGTCTGCCAATGCTTCTTTGGTTTTTCTCCAAACTTTGTTGTCTCGGATGGTGTCTAGTAATTCATGTCCGGAATAGGTGATGGCAACTATGGAACACGTTGTTGCTACTCCTTGATAATCATCCCATTGAACTTGGCCTTCGAGAAACCCAGCTTCGATTAGCTTGTCGATGACATAGATGAGTTGATTGGCTCCGTACTTCTTATAGGCGTTGTAATTTGCCAGGTTATCTATTGTTTCGTATTTGTGACCGGGGCCTTTATCCTCATATTCCAACAAAAAGTCTCGGATGCATTCATGATCTAATTTCAAGATTTTCACCTTTCAGCTTGCATGGCATGAATTAACCGTCGGTGTTCCGTCGATTAGTCCTCGTCAGTCAGAGCTTTGCGAACACGCTCCATCATTGGTCACGACCATTTGGAGATTCAGAGCGGCCATCTTTTTCGTGAGCAAGCATTCTAAAACCGCCAAAAATCCCAGCTAAATTATTTGAAGCATCATCGTATAAGTTGTCTGCTTCGGCTACGTAAGCTTCGGTTTCCAATTTCTTCGAGTTGAGGAGTGTTTTAGCAGCGTAGATATTACCAATTAGTAGTTCTAAATCATGAGCCATTTTCTGTTCAGTACCTGATTTTGGACTAGCGATAATTTGATTTAGAAAAACGTTGGCTAGGTTGATTGATGAAACATCATCGCCACGTTGTTTGGCCTCATCAAGTGTTTTCTTGCCAAGCTGGTAAACAAGTTCAGCGACGTCTACTTGTTCACCATTAAGAAGCCAGTCGGTTGAAACCCCGGCAATTTCGGAAATTCGTTTTAAGCGTTCTGCAGAAGGAACGGATGTACCGTTTTCCCATCTGGTGACAATACTTTGAGAGACGTTACCAATACGGCGACCAAATTCGCTCATAGTTAATCCCATATTATTACGCACATTGCTGATGCGTTGACCAATCTGTTTCTTCTGTTCAACCGTGTATGCCATTTTCAGTACCTCCAAGACTATTTTAGCAAAAAACATTCGAGATTATGCGAATTATTATTGACATTCGTAAATATACGCGTAGTATCATTCTTGTAAAGATGATACGGGAAAGGAAGTGTATCATGCCAGCACACATTGGCGGTAAAGGTAAGGTAGCCGGTTATCGAGTCATGGCACACATGACGCAAGGCGATGTTGCCAGCTACTTAGGGATTACTAGGCAGACCTACAACATGAAAGAACGCGGTATTAACGCGTTCACAGACAAGGAAAAATTGAAAATGCGTACGTTGTTCCAACAACGTGTGGATCAGGGGTTAACAATTGATGCTATTTTTTTCCAGTAATCCATTCGCATTAATTCGTGAAAGGAACTGTTAGTTAATGGAAATTTCCGAAGAGCAACTTAGTAAGCTCATCGACCAACGGGTTGATGAGCGGTTAGCAGAACGATCTAATCAACAAACGCCCGCTGTTGCAAAGCTGAACAGTGAGGTCAAAGCCTGGGCGGCGACGTATTATCCAGAAGACCTTGGTTATTCGACCAACAAACAACGTTCGAACTTGATTAACGGCTATCGAGCAATCATCAAGTCACGTTACGACCTAAAGGATATTCGTCAGCTAACCGATGACATGGTGCCGGAAGCTAGAGCCTTGTTTGAACGGTACAAGAAACTGTTTGAAACAAAGAAGCCATGAAAGGGGGTGATCACATGCACATGACACGAGAGCAGATGCTTAATTTTCTGACCACGGCACGGCCGGAAGTTTCCAAAGACTTCTGGGAGACGTTCGATGACGTCAATCTCATGACCCAGGTAAAGCTGGTACGGCGGTCAATCGAGCAACAGGCTTCTGATGCGCTGGCTATGTCATAGCTCAATTATGTGTGGTTTGGCACCGGATTAGTACAGACAAACACGTCTAAAAAGTTCGGGAGTGAAAAACATGAAACTACAAATGAGCACATTGCTTCACCGGCATCTTGAAAAGACCGGTGAGCCGCGTAAAGCCATTGCAATCGACGCAGGGCTTACAAGATCAACGGGAAATGATTACATCCACGGTGCCAACGTTCCAGGCGGAACGGCAATTGATATCGCCACAGCACTTAACGATGCAGATCTATCAATGTCGTTAGGCCACGCAATGCTGGGCCTGCTAACAGCTTTTAACGGTGATAAGTGGGAACACAATTCTAAGGCGGCACTTGATTCCTATGATGCTCACGAGGAAATGCAGGAAAAGCAATCCTACGAGAACAACGATATTAGGACGCTGCTTAGCACTAACGAGCTCAGTGACAGCGACCGTAGAAAGCTAAAGAAATGGTTAGCTGAGAAACTCGACAGTACGGTGATGGACATGACGCTCATCGCCAATGTATGCCAGCAGCTTGGCACATCGCCAATGGATCTATTTGAATCACGACTCCCTCTATACAAGAAGGAGCACTACATGAAGGAGGATGAGCCTAAATGGCACAAGGAACGGGCTTAAGAATCTTACCGGCGCCACCAACTAATAATTCAACGCCTACGAAGCGTGTACACAAGCCACGCGCTGAGAAACAGGCCAGCGCACAGTATCTAGCTGAACTTTGGGAAGTATCAATTCCGACCATCAACCGCTGGACACTTCATCCAATGACCGGTGAGCGTCCAATTCCGAGCATCAAGGTCAACGGCAGCCGACGTTACCCGCTTTCTAAGGCAATCAGATGGTGGAACGAGCACAACGGTTGGACCACTTCAAAAGCTAAGGAGGGCTAGCAATGATCATCTTTTGGGTAGTAATTGGCTTCACAGCCTATATGTATGTAGCGCTAGAACTCATCAACTACGAGCGCAGAACCCACAAGCTGGCGCATCTGCTTGGATACAAGAGCTTCCGGATGCCACCGCGCTTAGCAAAGTTCCTAGATTGGGAGGGAGACAAATGAGTATCAAGTCATTACGCGACAAGCACCTCACAGCTGCCATCATGCAAGACAACGGCGGCGATGATTCATACGCCTGGGCTCGGCAGTGGACAGCACGCAAGCTACAGGAGTTTCACGCAGGTAAGTGCTTCGCAGCCCGTCGCAATCCTATCTTTGATCCAACCGCTGAACCTAGCAGCCGCATCATGGTGAGGCTAAGCAATCGGACACAAAAAAAGCCCGAAGCGGGCGCAACCGCTACGGACTTTAGTATCTAAGGAAATTAAATCACTAAGGAGATTATAACACATGGCAAATGAACTGATAAACACCGTGATTTCGCGTATTGGTGCGATGCAGAAGGAGCAGGGATTGACCTTGCCAGCTGATTACAGTGTTGCGAACGCGCTTAACGCCGCCTGGCTGATGCTGACAGATGATACACGCGGTCAATCGCTGCAATCACGGACTTCACCAACTTCACAATCCCAGGCATTGCTCAACATGGCAATTCAGGGACTATCACCAGCCAAGAATCAAGGCTACTTCATCGCTTACGGTCAGCAACTGAGCTTTCAGCGCTCCTACTTTGGCAGCATTACCGTTCTCAAACGACTACCAGAAATCAAGGATGTTTGGGCTGAGGTTGTACACCAGGGTGACGAGTTTTCCATCGGCGGTGATCAAGGCCACATGGTCATCAAGACCTTTAATCCGTCCTTTGAAAACCAAGACAAGCCCATCGTCGGGGCCTTTGCCGTAATCGTAAAGGAAGACGGCAGTAAGGACTACACCGTGATGACCAAGAAGGAAATTGACGTGTCATGGAGCCATGCCAAAACCAAAAAGGTGCAGAACGAGTTTCCACAGGAGATGGCGCAGCGGACCGTGCTCAACCGGGCAGCCAAAATGTACATCAACACTTCGGTCGATAATGACATGCTCGTTAAAGCCGTCAGCGACACCACTCACGATGAATACGACGATGATGCACCACGCAAGGACGTCACCGACAGCGCAACTGCTAAGCAATCCAGTGTAGACAAGCTGATCAATACCGCCACAAAGCGCGTCAAGCAGCAGAAACAGGCAGCACCAGCTAAGGAGGTAACACCAGATGACGGAAGCACCGATAGTAACACCGACGAAGCCGACGCAGCAGCAAGTCAAGGAAGTCTCTTTGACACTGAACCTGCCGCCCCGGCCGGAGAAGACGCCGGAACCGGAGACGAAGAAGAAGCCATGGAGACTGACCAAGGCTAACTATTACAGCAACGAAGCCGATAAGCGCTACATGAGCTTTTCACAGTACAAGAAGTTCGCCGCCTGCGAAGCGGAGGCCCTAGCGGAGCTAGAAGGCCGCTGGACGCCTGACAAGGATTCAGAGCCGCTACTGGTTGGACAGTATCTGCATACCTATTTTGAATCTGACAAGGCTCATCAGCAGTTTATTGCCGAGCACCCGCAGATTATTGCTAGTAAGGGTACGACTAAGGGACAGCTGAAAGCAAAGTACAAGCTGGCCGACAGGATGATCGAGACTTTAGAAAGTGATGAGCGATTTAATGAGCTTTACCGAGGTCACAAAGAGGTAATGCTGCAGGGCAAGATTGCAGGCGTTCCATTTATCGGCAAGCTCGATAGCATCTGGACTAGTCATGCTTTGCTGCTCGACCTCAAGACCACCGAAGATTTGCACAAAAAGCACTGGCTTGAAGATGAGCACAGATGGGGAAGCTTTATAGAGGCTTATAACTACCCGCTGCAGATGGCAATCTATCAAAGCTTGTCTGAGCAGCGCTGGGGCGTCAAACCACAGCCGGTGATCATTGCGGTCACCAAGCAAGACCCGCCCGACAAGGTGGCAATTGAAATTGAGCAGCATGACATGGACGTCGCCATGCAGCAAATGATTGATAAATTGCCACGTATTGCGGCCGTTAAAGCGCATCAGGAACAGCCACATCGCTGTGAACGCTGCGACTACTGCCGCTCCACAAAATCCCTAGAGGTCATTGGCATGGACCAACTGATTGATTAGGGGGTGACGTTTTGGACTATTGGAAGCAACGACGGGCTTACCGCTCATTGAAACTCCTTGAATTGAATATCTCATCTGGCCAAAACAATTTGTATCGCGAGTTACTTGATTACGCGAACGATGAAGGCAAGATGGACGGGCAATTCGGGATCAAGAATGAGGCGCTTGCCAGTCTAACTGGCTTATCCGACCGAGGCATGAAGGAAGCGCGTAATGCGCTTGTCCAAAGTGGGTTGATCACGTATAAGCCGGGCAAGAGATCCGCGTCAGTTCCTATGTATCAAATCATAAAGCTATACCGCGAAAAGGGCCAAAGTGCCCGAAGTAGTGCCTCAGGTAGTGCCTCAGGTAGTACCGAATTAGTGCCTCAGGTAGTGCCTCAGAAAGTGCCCGAAGTAGTGCCTCCAAGTACTTGTACTACTACCGACTACAACAAGACTAATAAAAAGAGCACGTCGAAACCGAAGAAGCCGGTTTACGCCGAGGCGTCCGAGGAATACAAATTGGCGCTCAAACTCTGGAATCAAATTCAGGAACGACTACCTGAGACCAAAGCACCTAACTTGCAGCATTGGGCAGATGACATTCGCAAGATGCACCAGCTAGACAAGCGTGAATACAAGAAAATCAGTGGCATGATCGACTGGAGCCAGCAAGACGGCTTTTGGCAAGGCAATGTGTTATCCGCCGCAGCCTTGCGCAAGGACTACGACAAGATGGCTGCTCAAGCTAACCGCAATTACCTGAGCCGTAACAAACAGCAACGCAAGGAAAAAGAACCGGATTGGATGAGCAAGGATTATCAGCCACCCAAGCCGGAAGTGAGCGACAAAAAGCGAGCTGAACTGAACGCCAAGCTTGCCGCGCTAAACGGTGACACAGAACCGGAAGGAGCGACTAAATGATCCACATCACCATACCAGGAGAACCCATCGGACAAGCAAGACCTCGCGTCACACGCTGGGGTACTTACGACCCGCCAAAGTCTAAGGCTTACAAGAATCTCGTGAAGCGCTATGCACTGCATGACTACTCCGGTGAGCCGCTGACTAAGCCAGTGTTTGTGGGGATGCGTATCTATCGGCCAATTCAAAAATCAGGCAGCAAGAAGCTGCACGCACAGAAAGAATCAGGAGCCATCAGACCCGCTGTTAAGCCCGACATCGACAATGTTTTTAAAGCCGTGACGGACGCCATGACCGGCATTGTGTGGGTCGATGACAACCAAATCGTTGAGACGCGCATCAGCAAGTTTTACAGCACTGATCCCCGTGTCGAAGTGGAAATCAAGGAGATTAAATCATGAAAAATATGCAAACAGTAAAAATCACAGTTGCTCAAGCATTGCTATTGCTTTCGGAGTTACATAAATCAACCAAAGATGCGGGCAACTACAAGCTAGCAAATTCACTCGCAGATACTTTTGCCGGCTTAGTTAATAGCGCCCACGACCTTGGACAGAAGCCAAATAGCATTGTTTGCAGCGCAATGGTCGATATTGATGGCACGCAAAGCATTATTGACGAAGCAACCGGTGCTCAGGACGATGAGGAGCCCGTGCCAGACGACATGCAAGTATTCGGGTTTGACCTGGACACTATGAGTCCAGAGCAAATCGCCGAAAAGATTCAGTCCATTCTTGCTACAGCGAAAGCAGGTGATCAGCAATGATGGGCCAAGTGAGTACCAATCTGCTTGAACTAGAGGCACTGCTAACACGAGCTCGTACGCAAACTCATGACTTGAAGCAGACACTCGATGAAATCAGCCGCTTCAAGATTGTAGTTAGCGACGTACCAGCCAGTGATGGGGATGAACCACATGAAAAAGCCAATTGAACTGTCAAAGTGCAAACTGCGTAGCATCGTGCAACCGGCGATTAGGGAGAGCCGGTTTGCATCGAGCTTACTGCGCGTCGATCACTTTGAGGATGACCAAATTGTTCTGACTTGCATCTACGGCGAGGAGAAAGGATTCAGATTCACACTGGACCCTTCCACACCAGTACGAGTAATTGCGATGGAATAGCTGGGGGGGAATTTGAATGATCAACCAAGTGGCCTTAACTGGCCGACTGACTAAGGACGCTGAACTCCGCTACACACAAAGCGGCACCGCCGTTGCCACCTTTACACTTGCGGTTGACCGCCAGTTTACGAACGCGGCCGGGGAACGCGAGACCGACTTCATCTCATGTCAGGTATGGCGCAAGAAGGCCGAAAACCTGTCGAACCTGACACACAAAGGCGTATTGATTGGTGTCGAGGGCCGTATTGCTACCCGGACCTATGACAACGCACAAGGCCAGCGTGTCTACGTTACGGAAGTGGTCGTTGATAACTTTGCACTGCTGGAGAGTCGTAACCACGACAGCTCACAGAATCAGCAGCAAGGCCGCACAGCGCCGACTGACCCCGTAGACCGGAAGCCGGGCAATGAGGCCCAGCAGCAATCGCAGCAGCACCAGACTCCACCTGCGGCCAACCAGGGCCAACAGAGCAAAGCACCAGCGAAGCCAACCAATCCTGATCCGTTCGCTGACAATGGCAAGCCAATCAATATTGATGAATCAGATTTACCTTTTTAGGGAGGATTAATCATGCCTGACGCAAACACATTTTATTTAGACCAGTACCTCGATGAGCTCGAAAAGGCTGACCGGGATGCCGAGGAGGACGAATCCAATGAAGACGACAAACCAATCAGAGATCAGTTTTGAAGAATTTGAAACCATTGAGCCCGGCGACACGATCCGCGTTAGTCGTGGCTTGAAGCTAGGCAGCGCCCAGATGGGCCACGTCAAGGGCGGCTTTGATGCAGTAGTCATCAACCGCTATGAAAACAGCGTGTCAGTCCACCTAGCAGGACAGAGCAACGAGATTATGCGCGAACTGCAAGGCAAGACGGTTATCAACCAACGCTACATCGAGAAGATTTTATTTCAGCCACGTAAGGGCGGCGTCATCTCCAAGCCGGACCACAAAGGCCCAACACAGGCCAACATCAGCTCAATGGCTGAGCAAGCCTATCGTAGTCGCGACTCGATGCAGCAGCGACAGAAGCGTGCCTGGGACCTGCGTCAAAAGGGCCTCAGCGCTTTGCAGATTGCTGGGCGAATGCACCTAGCCAAGACCACAATTTACAAGTACCTTGCACAAGCAAGCAAACAACAGAAATCAGCCGTAACGGAAGGCTAGATAGGAGAAAAAATCATGAAGCGTTCGCAAGTCGTTGGCAGCTACATGTGGATTCTGCACCACCCAGAGCAAGCTGCAGAGATATTCAACGATGAGTGCTCTGATGATGGAGTGACCCGTCTCTGGTTGCAGCAGGGTGATGTGATCCGCATGTCACTCAAAGACCGCACAAAGGGCCTGGGCATCTGGTCAGCTGTCTGCACGCCAGTCCGTGACTGCAAAATTCGAGTAGTGCTCACCAATCTGCGAATGGGCCGCCAGAGGATCTACTACGTGCCCCGCAGACGAATGCTGCAGAAGGCTATGCAGTATTTGCTGAGTGCTGTCTGGGACGAGCAAGAGCTGGCCACGGCACGGCGTATGAAAGAGGAGAGAACACATGCTGAACTGGGAACTGATTGAAGACTACAAAATTAGGCACGGCTACACTTGGCAGGAGATGAGTAAGCTGTCCGGACTCGGCTACGCCACTTTGTATTCTTGGCGTGAGCAGCACTGTATGGCCCCACGAATCTCACGTGTGGACAAGTTGGCCGCTTTTATGGGTGTTGAGCTTAGCAACCTGTGGATTCGTGAGGAAAAAGGAGAACGAGTATGAAACTAGTAGTCAACAAGCAATTCGGTGGCTTTCAGTTATCACCGGCAGCCAAGATTGAGCTTGCTAAGCGTAAACATGTTTATGTGAATTCGGTCGTGGTGCAGTACAAACACATTTTTGACCGTGACACTAGCACAGAAATCCACGATTACGACAATCACCGGTACGTGGTGAGCGGTCGCCTTGTCACGGTCGTACAGGCCGCTGGCGGTGACTACCTAAACGAAATGGAATTCAAGAAGAAGACCAGTCCGGTTGCATCAAAGCGGCAAGCGGTCGAAACAATGCTGAAGCAAGGCGCGACCCATTTGGCCATTGCCCGCAAGCTGCACATGTCACCGACCACGATCACCCGCATAGCAAAAGAAACCAATATGGAGGTATCGCGATGAGCTGGTTTGCAGTTAGAGATGAAGATGGCAAGTATTGGGATTTTGAGGGAATGGACGATTACAGAAAGCCTCTAAGCGCGACCGATCGTGGACGCAAGTGGGCCGAAGAGGCGAAGGCGAACACCGGCGGGTCGGAAATCATCGAAGTAGTCGAGAAAACCGCACCAATCGCGGTGAGCGAGGCGGAAGCGGATATGCTGGAGCAGGCTAAGTGTGATGATGACCCCGCCGAGCTAATTGTCGGGTTCGTCAACTCTCGTGACAATTATGACGATGACAGCAAAGCTGAAGACCGCCTCATGCGTGCCTACGTCAACGGCTACACCGTGGCAAAGGAGAAGAAATACAACGTCAAGGTGCCGTACGCGTACGACAGTTACTTCTACAAGGTTGATGATGACCGCTGTGATGCTGCAAGTTCACTAGGCGCTGGTTTGAGTCATAACAGATCCCGGTTCACCGAATCAGAGATCGAGCATTACGGCTTGCAAGACTGCGAAAAAGAAGAGGTGACTGACGATGACGACTAAAGCTGACATAGACGCTGCGCAAAAGGCCATCGATGCCGCGAACAATGCAATCAACAAACTTGATCTGTGTGGCCTGTATGATTGCGCGTGGCAAGCACATGACGGCTATCAACGCATCATCGATTACAACATGGAACAGTTGGGGGTGACAGACGATGAGCAATGAGACGAAGCGGGACGTGTTCGATGCGGCACTAGACGACTGGAAACAAAATTTTATTAATAGTTTGCCTAGGGACGGGTCATTTGAAGACTGGTCGGAAAGCCTGTCTGATTATAGTGCTCGTTACGCCGCCGCCCTGCCAGATGATCTGCCGGTGATACCCATGGCGGCTGGAGATGAGATTGAAATCGCAAAAATGCGAGGTCAAAGCATCGTTGAGCTACTTGAACCGCTTTACAGTACGGACACGCTCAAGACCAGTCAATCCGTTACCGGAGTATGGACTTGGGCAGTCGACCATTCCGACACATTCGCCCGTGCGTGGCTGGACGGTGTCTGGCGCGTGGAAGAAACCGGCGAAATCGTGAAACTGGAGGCGGAGAAATGACTGAAACGATGGCAATCAAGGAGCTTTGGAATAGACGCACTGGCAAAAAGGTTTCTGACTATGCGTGTGAATTTAAAACTGATGGCACCCTGCTGTTGAATCTGCACTGTGAGCAAATGGCAGCAGGCACGCTTTCGGATTTTATGGCTAGAAAACATCCAGATATCAAATATCAGCTGATGAAAGCCACTTGGCATGGTCATGATGGCAAATGGGGTTCCGCACAAGGCACCGTAATTTATGTAGATATGCAGGGGGAGGACTAATGAGTGATCAAAGTAAGCCTGAAACTAGTGACACTGCCGAACTAGAAATTTTGCGCCGCGCATACGATCAGTTGCAGCAGGAAAATCGCAGCATCAGAGCTAACTACGATGCAATGCGAGATGGATACCTTGATTTGCTGAATATGCCCAGCGTCAATGAACCAATTAAGGCGCAGCTGGCTATCACCGAAATGGGGGTGAAGTATTTCCAGGTCAAAGACGCATACGACCAATTGCTGAAAGATTACGAGGAACTCATGGAGGAGAACGACCAGCTCTATGAGTTCCTGCAGGAGGACGACGACTAGTGGAATCTAAGTTAGACGTTTTCCTGGACTTGCTGAATCACTGGGGAATGCGTGAGCTTTACGTTCAGCAGGAGCAGGCGAACAGAGAAGCCTTCAATTCAGGATTCGATGAATTTATCGGGCGGTACATGGAAGCAAGCGAAACACGCAAGCCTATTGCAGTCCCACCTTCGGTTGCTTCCTACATTGCTAAGTTAAAACATAATCACCGCACGCTGATAGAGGTGTTTGGAATCATCTACAACGCTGAAAGCACCTGTACAGGTGTCGGCCCTGGCCTTGTCTGGATTAAGGACCACCAAGAGCAGTTTGCTGAGGCGTGGGTGCATGGCTGCAAGGGGGATGATGCTAAATGAAGATTGAAATTGATACGGACGTCTACATGCAGACGTACCTGCTGGAGCTAAAGAAAGAGCTGCTGATGGCTGGCCTCGACCAGGGTACCTACAAGATGGCAGCTGAATCACTCGACGAGGCAATTGAAGCCTTTGAAAAGCATCATACAGAGTTCACCAAAGAGCAATGGCTCAACCAGATTGTTGGTGGAGCGATTCAGTGGGACGCCCATAATTCTATCGAGGGGCTGAAACAGGTGATCAAAGCACAGGAGGCAGAGTATGGGAAAGAGCGGTGATACCGTGCAAATGACTGCTAATGAATTTAAACGGTTTGCCAGTCCCAGCCTCAAAGAAAGGTACGAAATCGTTGCTGGGCCGGAGCCACGTACCAGCGAAGCTTTCGCCCGAATTGAAGATATTGAGGTCGCAGGCTTTCGGTACGCCGACAACGCGTTTCCAGTTGAGGTCGTAGATCCGTATCCCACAAAGCTGCTGGTGCGGCATGACCTGCCACGTGTAAAGCATGCATGGATTGTTGACGAGTGCTGGAAAATGCGGCCTGACGAGCCATACGACCGCAGGAAAAACGGTTGTGTCACTGCAGCGGCATTCGTTGAGTTTGCTGATGGGACTATCAAGTATTTTGATTCTGACAACGAGATTATCAGGTTTGTGACCCTGCCGGCTGAGGCATGGACCACCAGTGAGGAGACAACATTATTTTGACAAATAAGCAAGATGCAGTTGAGTGGATGGCCCGGCACCCTGACCAGGTAGCCAGGCAAGAGCTTCACCACGTTGAGGAGCAAATCAAGTATTGTGAGCGGCGGCTGGACGATTTAGATGTTCAGATTCGCGACGAAGCACTAATCACAAGTGGCCCTATAGCCAGTTTGGCGGCTTATGGCCGGACAAGCGGTGAGCTTAGGCTGCTGCAGCAATATCGGCAAATGTTGCTAGGCGATTCAGAGCAATAAAAAAGCGTGCCCGCTAAGGCCCGCCTGTGGTTCATATCAAAATCAATTATATCACAGGGGGCTTTGGAGCAGTGAAACGAGTAACTAGTCTGCATAGCAGCATCGACGAGGACGAGACTGCCAAGAATGCAGAGGCACTTTTACTAGAGTATCCGCACTATTGGCGGCTGTCACGGCAGGCCAGTTATGGCCTAAAGTCACCTGCAATGGACGGCATGCCTCGGCCGGATTCAACAGCCAACACAGCGGATTTGGCAATCATCAATAAGGTGGACGCAGGTCAGTGGCTGCGCATCTGTAACACGATCATCGATGGCATGCAGCAAACACAGTATGGCAAGACCCAACGCTGGCACGCCATTCTAAAGGAACGGTATGTGCGGGGCTTGCCTGACTACACAGTAATGAGCAACCTGGGCATCGAGAAGTCTCAGTATTATGAGGAGCGCCGTGATGCGCTGATTGCCTTTGCGGAGATGTGGCCACCAGTGCTGGGTCAGCTGGTTGTTATTTCTGGAGCGGAAAATAACCGGAAGATTACCGGACAAAAACCGGAGTAATACCGGACAAAGAGCGGAAAGATAACGGAATGACATGAACTATTATTGTAATGTGCGGAAGGTATGAAGAGCCTCCGCGCCTCCTAGATTTCTGTTTACTACACACGGGACCATGTGGAATCTCCCCACAGGGTATGTGGTCGGCTGGGGACAGGCAGCAAAGTGGGCAGGTAACAAATTGGCATTAGACATGCAGACCTCCACTCACTTGCTAACCGCCCATGCTGATCAATATTGCCTCATTCGAGGCAGTATACGGATTTAGTCCAATGGCAGGATAGCGGTCTCCAAAACCGTTGATGCTGGTTCGAGCCCAGCAGTCCGTGTAGGCCAAGGCCGTGAAGTTCTTGGTGGTAGTGCTGGTGCCATCATATGCCACGATACGCAAGCGGGAGACGTCCTAACGGCAGGCCAAGGCTTAAATTAGCTGGCAAAGATTTGATAGCGGTTGTGGCGGAATGGGTAGACGCTACGTACGAACAGGCGAATGCTGTGGGGCATAATACTTGCAGGGTCACAGCAATGTTGGGTTCAAATCCCAACCGACCGCATAGGACGAGTGTCCGAAGAGGCAACGGAAAGCCTCTGAACTATCGACAAAAGTTCATCTGATACGTTGTGTGGGTTCGATTCCCACTTGACGTTTAGTCCTAGAGATAGGACGAAGGTCACAGGTAGCGAATATACTTATGACAAGTAGACGGCGGAAAACGTCTGCGAGGTACAAGAACGAGGGGTCGCGAGGAACGGCGGCCCAATTGGTTGGTAAGCAAATCAGGTGATTGCACCAGTTTGAAGCACTGGAGAGCCTGGATCGGTACCAGGGCCAACCAGGGTGCGCTGGTATTCCTAGCTAGTAGAGCATGGCTAAACGCATGCATAGACAGCTTGGCTAGTAAAGTGGCGGCCGAAGTACAAGGTATCAGCCCAAGGTGAGACATTGGCGCTCGCTCACCTATCATTATTCCCGTGTAGTAGTAAGCAAGTGAGGTACGCCATTTACTAGTGGTGGCTATCGGCCGAGCTTTGGCAGAACACTGTGGTAAGCCCACAGAGATGCTGGTTCGAGACCGGCTGCGGGGGTCGAACGTCAGAAATGGCGTTCTTTTTTTGCGTTGGGCCTGTATCGCATTGACTGCATAAAAAAGGCCCGCCAATGCGAGCCCGTTGGGTGGCGGTTAGAGGTGTGCCAGCGCAACCCTGTAACTGCCGTGCACTGTCTTAACAGTGCGCTGACCGTAAACATTAAGCATGAATTTTTCGGCTTGAGTGCTCCGAATTTTACGAGCGTCCAACATGCTGTCATTAGCCGCGCTCCGTTGTTCAGGGCTGATCTTGATATCACCGTGGCTTTATGCGCTCATATCGAATAGCAATACCGTTAATCTAACCACATCCGATCGTGACCTTATCGTGGCTGAAATGAAATCTGAGCAAAAACTGCACAACTTAAAAATGATGGCATTACAGCGGGGGCTAATCGTCTGACCCGTTACCGCCTATACAGCGACTAATCACGTGCACCCGGCGGTCGCGAGTATCTGCACCGCGTCGTAACGGTCACAGGAGAGCGCCTAGCGGTGACTGTCGAGTTACCCACACGATTAGGTGCGGTTGAGTTTGAACCAGCAGAAGCCGTTATATTTATGCACAGAGACAAAAGATTGAGGAAAGAGGAAGTCGAATGAACCTGCATAATTATCTGGAGTTCAATTTCTGGTGGAATGTCATCACTACAATTATCGGCTTCACTGCGATTGCTATCTGGTTAATTTACAACTGGTGGCACGATCGTTGATTGATGGCACGAAAAAGGCCACCTCACGGCAGCCTGAATTAATCCCGATAAGTTAATTCTATCACAAGGGGTGGCTAACTGATGGCATTGTTTCCAGAAATTGATGAAAAGGCTAGTTGTGATAAGGCTCGCCAGAAGCTAAAAGAATATCGACACTATGCGCGCTTGGCAGGTCGCCCGTTGACTGATCTCAAGTCACCATCTATGGACGGGATGCCAAAAGCTCAATCATTTCAGAACGGCACAGAAGCAGCCCTTGTTGCTAGGCTGGATAAGGTGCTGGATGCTGAGGCACATCTCGGAGTGATTGATAACGCGTTAGCGCTGTACAAGTTTCAAAGCAAATGGTTATTGTACTTTTGCTACTGCACGCCAGAGGAGCTAGAAATGTGGCAGGTAGCAGAACGTATGGGGCTTGGAAGTGTTGGCACTGCTAAACGCCAAAAGACAGCCGCATTGTTCGAGTTTGCCGAATCTTACCCCAATCATGAGCTGATCGTGTTAAGAAATGAGACGAGCAAGCAACTTCTAAGTGATTAAATTGCAACTAAGTAGTAACCATTTGAATAAAATTCACTGTTATTATGATAGTGTTGAATGATTCGGGCAGCGATAATCCGCTGATGTTTCAACTGGTAGGCAACGCTAGGATAAGTCCTGTTGCCTGAATGTTAATAATGGAATTTTTCGACTTGGGTTCCCGGAAACCAGCTTACCAAGTTGAGTGCAATCGTAGCTTAAAGTAAAGCGGCACGTTAGCGCGACGTGAACACGATGCGGGTTCTAATCCTGCCGGTTGCATTGCGCGAGCACGCGGCGCTTGCTACATCAAAACTATTAAGTTAGAAGGTGCAGCCTCTCTTGATTACTCATAGCGTGTAAAAGAGTTTTATTCTAACGTGGCTCGGAAAACCCCGTTAGCCAATTTAATATTGCGGTGTGACACCACCGCTGTGGCCGTCTTAGGTGAGGCGGCTATTTATTTGTATTTAAATGGGGCGATCCCGTGAAGATGATAAAAACTAGTTGCGGATACATGACCGCCCAAGAGTGGGCGATGATCTGTCGCGTTAGCAAACAAGAAGAGAGGAAGCAACAGCATGAAAGTGGAAGAATGGCCAATCGGCAAGGTGACGCCTTACGACAAGAACCCACGAAACAACGATGGAGCAGTAGAAGCAACAGCCAATTCAATTAAAGAGTTTGGTTGGCAACAGCCTATCGTAGTGGATAGCGAAGGCGTCGTCATCGTTGGCCATACAAGGCTCAAGGCTGCACATAAGCTTGGTATGGATAAAGTCCCCGTGGTCGTCGCAAATCAGCTCACGGACGAGCAGGTGAAAGCGTACCGCCTGGCAGACAATAAAACAGGTGAGCTGGCGGACTGGGACTTCGGCTTATTGGATGATGAGCTGGCCGGTATCGATGATCTCGACATGAGCGACTTCGGATTTACAGACGCCGAGCTAGACGCAGCGCTAGGTGATGATGACGGTGAGGCAAAAGATGATGGCTTTGATGAGGAGCCACCCGAGGAGCCAACGAGCAAGCTAGGTGAAGTGTACCAGCTTGGTCGTCACCGCTTGATGGTTGGTGACAGTACCGACCCCGAACAGGTCAAAACCCTGATGGGGGGACAGTTGGCCGACCTGCTGATTACTGATCCGCCTTATAACGTGGCACTCGGAATGGGTGGCTCTCAAGATGACGCGCGAAAGCGGCACCGTCGGACAGATGGGCTGGTAATTATGAATGACAAGATGAGCGATGACGACTTTCGGTCATTTCTGGTGAAGGCGTACACGGCTGCCAAAGAGAATATGAAGGCTGGCGCCGCGTTTTATATTTGGCATGCTGACTCAGAACGATATAACTTTGAAGGCGCGTGTCTAGATGTTGGCTGGCAAGTTCGCGAAACTTTAATTTGGAACAAGTCGTCAATGACATTAGGCCGGCAAGATTATCAATGGAAGCATGAGCCTTGCTTGTATGGTTGGAATGAGGGTGGATCACACGCTTGGTATTCTGATCGCAAGCAAACGACTGTTTTGAACTTTGATAAACCAAATGCTTCAAAACTTCACCCTACTATGAAGCCGATACCGTTGTTTGACTACCAAATTAAAAATAGCTCCAAGGAAGGCGATAATGTACTCGATCTGTTCGGTGGTTCAGGTACGACGATGATCGCGTGTGAGCAGAATAATCGCAATGCCTACCTGATGGAACTCGACCCTCGATACGCTGATGTCATCATCAAACGCTGGGAAGAATTTACCGGTCAGAAGGCAGAAAGAGTTGTAGAAGCATCCGCTCAGAGCTAACATGCACACAACGCAGTGGGGTTCGAATCCCTGTTGCGCCATAGGCATCTCCGCCCATCGGGAAAATGGATATAAAAGGAGATGTTTATATAGTGGAGGACCGCAACAGCCTCCGCTTTTTTGTTGCCGTCAAATATGGAGCGATGGGCCGATTCATAAACGGCTCTTGGCGGTTCGAAACCGTCCGGTGACGTCGTGATAAAACACGGAGGTGGTGAATATGCAATGGCCAAGGGGAAGTACCAGAAATGGCTAACAAAACCTAAACTAGCTGTGCTAACTAACTGGGCGCGAATGGGCCTATCTGATCCGCAGATAGCCCATAACATGGGCATTAGTTATTCCACATTCAAGGTATGGAAGGCGAAGTATCCGGCCATTTCGGCCGCCGTAGAGGAAGGCAAAGAAGTGGTAGATGCTGTTGTCGTTAATGCGTTAATCAAGGCGGCGAAGAATGGAAATGTGCAAGCCATCACGTTCTGGCTGCGCAATCGAATGCCGGAGTATTTCCGGGATAACTCATACAAGGAACTGAACGAAGCACAAGCCCAAAAGGCAGATGCTGACAAGCGCATTTCATTGGCTCAGGCCACTATCGTTGAAGCTCAGGCTAAGAAGATTACTGAGGGCACACATACCCAGGAGGACCGCCTTGATGAGTTGCTAGACAAGATTACCGATGACGATGATGTAAAGGGAGATGACAACGACAGTGGGACTGCAGAAACTGTACACCGCAAAGCAGATTGAGGTGATGCGGGCAGCGCTCAATAAAGACTGGCGTTTCATCATCAACCACGGCGCTAAGCGATCAGGTAAAACCGTAATTGATAACGACATTTTCTTGATGGAACTGCGCCGAGTCCACCGTATGGCTGAAAAAGAGGGCGTTAAGACGCCCATGTACATCTTGGCTGGATACTCTAGCAAGTCGATTCAAAACAACGTGCTGCAAGAGCTGACCAACAAATACGATATTGATTTCAAGTTCGACAAGCACAACAGCTTCACTCTATTTGGCGTCAAAGTGGTGCAGACCTTCACCGGCTCCATTGCTGGTTTGGGTGCTATCCGAGGCATGACAGCCTATGGAGCGTACATCAACGAAGCGTCATTAGCTAACCGCGAAGTCTTTGAAGAAATCAAGGACCGCTGCAGTGCACCAGGTGCCCGCATCATTTGCGATACTAACCCAGACGCTCCTAATCACTACCTAAAGACCGACTACATTGACAACCATGACCCGAAAGCACGTATCATATCCTTCCATTTCCGAATGGACGACAACACGTTCTTGTCGCCTAAGTACATCGAGGCCCAAAAGGCTGGCACACCGAGCGGGATGTTTTATGATCGTTCGATTCTTGGCCTGTGGGTTACTGGTGAGGGCGTCATTTACTCCGACTTTGATGAGCGGTCGATGGTGCAGCCACATATCAGCCTCCCAAATGGCGCAACTGTCTACTGCGGAGTCGATTGGGGCTATGAGCACAAGGGCAGTATTGTAGTCATGGCTGATGACCAATGGGGCAACACGACGTTGCTCGAGGAGCACACCGCTAAATACAAGGAAATCGACTATTGGGTACAAGTTGCAAAGGATATACAGCAAAGATATGGGCCTACTGTTCCATTCTATGCTGACAGTGCTTAACACATCAGGCACTTAACCCTGTGAATTGCTGGAAAGCCCTTATAGTTCAACTGGCTACAACGTGATTGGAAACAATGAGCGTGAATGCTTAAAAACAGTTGAAATTGGGTAATCAGCAGCAGTTTCTTCACCTTTCTATTGTGATATAGTTAGACCATAAACAATGGGGGTGATTCGTTGTGAGAGTAAGAATAAACACGTTGCCTGGATATGAAAACATTAGCGACAATTATTGGATTTCGGATGATGGCAGTTTGCTTTCTGCAAGGCGGAAATTCAAGCCATTGAAGCAGGACAGAACCAAGCCAACAAAAAGGTCCAGGAATAGATATCTTGAATCATGCTTGCTTTGGAAGCATAACCGGACCAAGAAAACCTATGTTAAAACGCATAGGCTTGTAGCTCTGGCATTTGTCCCGAACCCGAATAATTTACCCCAAGTTAACCATATTGACCAAAACGGGTTAAACAATCGAGCTTCAAATCTCGAGTGGGTTACGGGTAAACAAAATTCACGTTATTCCAATGCCAAGAAAGTATATTGCTATGATATGTCCGGACTGGTAAAGGTTTACGGCTGTTGCGCAGACACCAAGGCAGACGGCTTTAATCCTGGACATGTTGCTAGTGTTTGCCGAGGCGATGTTGCTAAAGGTATGAAAAATCCAGCAATAAGGCACAAAGGCCATGTTTTTTCTTACAAGCCAATGGATCAAGAGGAAGTTGTTCAACGACTATCGAAAAGGCCTAATTACAAGCCAGATAATAGAGTGGTCCCACACCATTATCGTAAACGTAATCAGGTAACCAAGTAGAGTACATCCAAGTGGATGGAAGTGCAGGGGACGCATCTAGCGTCAAAATATAGTCTATTCTCATGTAAAAGCATGAGCTGCAGTATTGCGGCTGTGGATTAACGACCCACAGTGAATATAAAGAGACCTGAGCATGTGGCCCGGTTTATTGAAGAAGGATTCAACTGTAGTAACGCAAACAAATCAGTTCTATCAGGCATTGAAGCAGTGGCCTCGTTGATGAAACAAGGCCACTTTTATGTATCACGAGATGGCATTCCAGAGAAGACGCAGAACGATGACGTGATGGACGCAATTCGCTACGCAATCTACACGCAGCATCATCAGATGGTTACTATTTCAGCAATCAAAGATTAAGGAGGTGGCCTGAATGGCTCTAGAGGTATTAACACCAGCACTAAGCAATGAACATATGCACAAAGCTGGCGTCACAGACAATGGTGAGTACACCTATCCAGCTGGCGAGGAGATTACGGGACCAGACCTCCTTAGTCTCATCAGCAACCATGAGCAGGAGTACGCAACCCACTACTACAGAGACCGCAAATACTACAAAGGCGATCACAAGATAAACAAGCAAACACCCAAGGCGAGCTACAAGCCTGACAACCGGGTGATTTTTAACTTCCCGCGTAAGGCCGTAACGACTTTTAATGGGTACTTTATTGGTAATCCTATTAGCATCGACACGGCCAAAGATGCACAGGCTGATGCATTTATCACCGAGTGGCGACGCGCAAATGATTTTGATGCTGTCATGTCCGATGTCAGCAAGATGGCGTCCATTTACGGGCACTCATACATCCTGGTCTATCAGAGCGTGGTAAAAGACGACAGTGAGACCCCAGAGGCACGTATCACCGCACTGGACCCGCTAAACGCCTTTTTGATTTACGACGATACCTACGCTCATGAGGTCAAGTATGGCGTGCTCTACAGTTACGACTATCAAGGCCACCTGCAGGTCACACTTTACGATGACACCTTCATGCGGGAGTTTAGCCGCACTACTGACGGCCTGACACAAGAACACGCCTATGCCAACCCGTACCAAATGGTGCCACTCATCGAGGTGGACGAAAACTCCGAGCGCATGGCTTTATGTGACGACATTATCACGCTGGTTGACCAACTTGATAAGGCTGTCAGCAACAAGGCTAACGACAACGACTACTTTGCCGACGCGATTATGAAAATCGTGGGCGCTAAGGTTGATAAGAACACCTACAAGGAAATGCGTGACCAGCGGGTTATCAACGTTACTGGCCCCCAGGCAAAAGATGCTGACGTTGAGTTCCTGGACAAGCCGGACAACGACACCAGCCAGGAGCATCTCATTAACCGCTTAGTTAGCTCCATTTACGAGATTGCCAACGTCACCAACCTCAATGATGACGCCTTTAACGGCAATCCTTCCGGTGTTTCGCTGCAACTCAAGTACCAGGCCATGGACAACATGGCTAAGACCAAGACGCTCAAGTTCCAGCAGGCACTGCGGTCCTTGTTTAAGGCTGTCTTTGCTGTTTCCTACAACGAAGTGAGCCCTGATGCTTGGAAGTCCTTGGACTTTGAGTTTAAGCGGTCGATTCCGGTCAACATGCTTGAAGAGTCGCAAGTCTTGGCTAATGCGGCCGGCAAAATCAGCAACAAGACACTGTTTGCCCAGATGCCATTTGTTTCTGATCCCGACGAAGAAATTAAGCAGCTCAAGAAAGAGCAGCAAGAGGCCATGCAGACTACGCAAAGCGTGGTCCAGAATGCGCTCAATGGTGCTCAGACTGACCAGCAGAGAGCAGGTGTAGCAAGTGATAACAGCCAAGCAAACTCGTCAGCGGATAACTCAACTGGTCAAGCAGGACTCGCAAACCGCCCAGCAGCTAGATAAGGACACCAAGCAGGCGCTCGACTTTATCAAGCAGCACCTGACTGTTTTTTATGCCCACTACGCTAGTGAGAACGGCATTTCGGTGTCGATGGCACAGCAAAAGGTAAGCAAGTGGGACCTTGAGCAGTGGCAAGCCGTCGTCGATGAGCTCAAAGACGAGGACTGGCTACCAGAGGCCAAGACACGAGCTAACGTTATCGGCACCTTTGCGGGGATGAGCTTAGGCATGATGGTCGGTGCTATTGGCGCTATGGCTATCTTGCGACTGCAAAACCGCAAGCAACAGCTTGTGCAAGCCAAGCGTGACGAGGAGCAGCGAAGCAGCCTCGACCTGGTTAACAAGAATATGGCAAAACCTACCACCAAGAAAGCCGTTCAGAAGGCGTATGACGCCGAGATTGCTAAAGCCCAGGAGAACTGGGAGCAGAAAGCTAAAGCCGCACAGAAGGCCGGAAAACAGCCACCTGAGCGAATCTTGCCCGGTGCGGAGCTTAGCGACCGACTGTGGAGTGACTCAGACAAGCTATTAGCCGATGTGCAGACAAGCATGTTCGATACAATGACACGCTCACACACCGTGTCCGACCTCAGCAAGCTAGTTGACGCGCACCGCAAGGCAAGCAGCCGTGAGCCCGCAACGATTGGTGACAAGGCACAAGCCAACAACTACGTTACTGAGCGGCTCTTACGCACCGAGCTGGCCCGCATGACTGATTCAGTCAACACCGCGAGCTATATCAGTAATGGCATTGGTTGGGTCAACATCGTGACGGAGCCAGGTGTGTGTTCTTTGTGTGCGCCGCTTGCTTCTGGCGGGCCATACAAGATTGATTCAGCACCATTATTGCCCGATGATACACATCCTAACTGCAGGTGCGTTAAGGTGCCTGCTATGGGCCCTGCTGATAGTCCAGATTTGACCGATGACACCATCAAAGCTAGTGGGGCAGTGACTGGTAGGTACAACGATACGAATGACCCTCACTTAGACAAACGAGACGAGATTGCGACTACCATGTATGATGAATTTAAGAAAGCACGTCGATCTAATCTTGTATCCAAAATTTCCTTGAACACCAGTGTTGATACTGAAACAGTTGCATCGGCATTAACGCATGTTTTTGATAGTAAATACAGCCTATACTCTCCTACAGCTTACATTTCCGGTGGCCCCAGCCATGTTATTAAGCATTTTGACCCTGATTATGACATGGCATTATCCATACAACGTTTGAGGATTGGCAAGGCTATTTCGCCTGATATTATCATGTTGAAACATGAAGCGTTAGAAGCTAAACTTATGGATGAAAAGGGTATGAAGTACGATGATGCCCATGCTGAAGCTAATAAGAGCTTTAACTATGTTGCAGCATTAATCAAATGGAAGGAGGCTCATCACGAACAATGATTGTGTTTACAATGGTTTTAGACAATGATTCTAAACGTATCTACTCTGTCGATGCTGACCCTGATAAACACGGTAAGGTTACTGTTAATAAGAATGACTGGTCAACGAGTTACTCTGGCGATACTGGCGCGATGAGACCACCTCTATGGATGCAAGATAGAGCTCTGGAAGCTACGAAAGCTGGAATCCCAGATAAATCATTCACTATTGGATTTGGATAATCATTGAATCAATAAGACCTTAAAAGCGCTCATCTATAAAACATAGGTGGGTGCTATTTTTTTGTTCAAAATCTAGGAGGCATCATGGACAACAAAACATCAGGTGGCAAATTAGGCTTCTTTTTATGGGGCCTAGCTTTTGCTTTTATTGTGCTGCGGCTTGCACACATCATCAGCTGGCCGTGGCTTTGGGTGCTCACACCGATTTGGATTCTCATCGGATTGTGGGTGCTTTTTGGTATCGGCATGCTAATCGTGATGATTGTCGGCTTTATCGACATTCACCGGAGGTATAAGCGTGCCATTAAGGAATTAAACAAGTAACTAACAAGGACGTCCTCAAGTAGGGCGTCTTTTTTTGTATAGCCCAGGCGGGGAACGGCGTTAAAAGCTCCGGAAAGTGTAGGCGTGGACCACTTTAAAAGCTACGGAAGATGCAGGCACGGATCCATCTAAAAAGCTGTGGAGAGGAGTTTTCGATTATGTTCAAGAATTTTGCTTTGTCACGTCCTTTTGAGTTTCTCGATGCCGATACCGGTGATGGTGCAGGTTCAACTGCGTCCACTGGCGCTTCTGGCACTGATGGTGGCTCAACTGCGACTGCAGGCGACGACACAGGCAGCAAGCCAGGTGCGAACACCCCAGCATCTGACGACAAGCCCAAGAAGTACAGCGACGACGACGTGAACGAAATCGTCAAGCGTAAGAAGGCCGAATGGGCCAAGCAGGTCGATGAGTCTAAGAAGCTCGAAGGCATGTCTGACGCCGACCGCAAGGAAGCCGAAAAGCAAAAGGCAGTTGAAGAAGCTGCTGCTGCTAAAGCCGAACTTGCGACCTACAAGATGCGCGACACGGCTCGAAAGATGCTTACGGACGAAAAGGTTCCTGTCTCAGACAAGGATCTAAGCATTGTTGTTACTTCTGATGCTGACACCACTAAAGCCAATGTCAGCCAATTGATTGACTTTGCAAAGCGTGTTCGCAAGTCAGCCGAGCATGATTTCCTGAACGGCGAGCAACTCCACAAGAACACGAATAAGGCCGGGGCTAAAGGCACGTTGGGCGAGCAACTCGCTAAGACAACGATTGCTTCTAGTACCCGGCCCAATCCTTACTTTCAAACAAATAAGCAATCCAAATAGGAGGAATTAAGCAATGGAAACAAAGACTTACGGCGGTCCTACACAGATTCTCGGGACCCTTGCCAACAAGGTCGCTTTCAGCTGCATCGTCGATGACCAGGGCGTTGATACCGGCTCAGATGGTAAAAAGATTATTCCTGCTGGCACTCCTGTCGGCGGCGACAACGACTTTTTAGCCGATGACCAGAAGCCACTCACTACGTCAAACGACGCTAAGGCACAAGGCGTGCTTGAGCACGACGTGGACGTCACTAGTGGCCAGGGCAATGGCACTCTCATCGTCAACGGCTACATCAACGAATACCGCTTGCCAGCAGGCGTCACCATCACTCCAGAAGCCAAGGCGGCTCTGGCAGATGGCAAGGCTGGCAAGGTCATCTTTTTCAAGCGGAACAAGTAAAGGAGTGAACAAATAAATGGCTACAAACATTTTTGACGATATCAATGCTTCTGATATCGCGACATACTGGACCACACTCCAGCAGCAGGAAGCACCTTATCTTGGTGAAATCCTGTTCCCAAGCACGCGCATTCCAACCAGTGATGTGACCTGGTTCCGTGGTCAGACTTCCGCGCCTGTACCACTTGCGCCGTCTGCGTTTGACACCAAGACAAGCCTCCGTGGTCGTGATGGTTACACAAAGCAGTCCGTACATGCCAACTACTTCAAGGAAGGCAAGTACATCGACGAAGCCATGCGGCAGCAGTTACTGACCGTTGCTAACTCGCCAATCCAGGGGCAGAAGGATATTATCCTCAACCGGATTTTTAATGATGATGCGCAACTGATCCGTGGTGCTGCACTCACTCGCGAAATCCTGCGCATGCAGCTCCTGCAGACTGGTAAGTACAGTATTGCTGGAAACAAGCAGATCTATGCTGACGATTACCAGATGAAGGCAACCCACCAGGCAACTGCTGCTAAGGCTTGGAACGCCGATGGTGCAACACCAATCGACGATATCCGCAAGGCTAAGGACGTTGTTGGTGCTGATACTGACCAGACCATCACTCGCGCCATCATGAACCAGAAGACCTTTGATGCTCTGCTTGCTAACGAGCAGCTTAAGTCCACCATTTTGGCAAATAACGCAAACACAGCGCTCGCTACTGTGCCTCAGACCGTGCTTCTGCAGTGGATTCAGGCCGAATATGGTCTCACCATTCAGGTTTACGACAAGTCCTACACAGGTAGCGATGGCGCTATTCACCGCTTCCTTGATGATGGCAATGTCGTATTTATGCCAGACGGTGACTTGGGCTCAACGTCCTTTGCACCAACACCAGAAGAAACTGACCTGCTTGCATCTACAAGTGCTGACGTTTCTATCGTTGACGGCGGTGTTGCGGTCACGACCACACTGGAAACTGACCCGGTTACGAAGATGGTTCGTGTATCCCAGAACTTTGTGCCAACATTTGAAAACATCGACGGCGTATACGTACTCAAGTCTTTTAGCTCAGCCTCTGGTAGCACTACTCAGCCTACTGGAGGCACCACTAATGATGGCGGCGGTACAAAGCCAGCGGATGACAGCAAGCCAGCCGACAACACTCCTAAGACTGTAGCGGTCACTGGTGTAACTCTCGACCAGACTACGGCTAACGGTACTGTTGGCGGCACTGCACAGCTCAAAGCGACTGTAGCTCCTGCTGACGCAACCAACACCAAGGTCACCTTTAAGTCCAGCGATGAGACTGTCGCGACCGTTGATGGCAGTGGCAAGGTCACCTTTGTCAAAGCCGGAACTGCTAAGGTAACGGCTACTACTGACGATGGCGCTAAGACTGCTGATTGCACCTTTACTATCGCTGACAAGCCAGCAGCTGACGCAGGAACAGGCACCACAACGCCGCCAGAAGCTTAGTAAGGAGGTAGTCGTATGAGCTACACAACGATTAAGTCCTTTACTGACAAGAATCCTAATTCTGCCGAAGCTCCTGGTGCACCAAAGCACATCTACTGGAAAGGTGATCGATACCCGACCAAGGGTGGCTACATTGGTGCAACAACCAAAGCTCGTCTTGATGAACTTATTTCAGGCGGGTGGATTGAAAGGGATGATGACTAATGCCAGTTATTAACGTGGTTCGGAGTGGTCAGGCAACACGCAAAGTGCAGCCGGGTGACACGCTCTTTTCTATTGCTGAGGCTGCAGGCGTTTCTGTTGGCAGTATCCGCAAGCTTAACGACCTCAAGAGCGATGAGCTGCGGGTCGGCAAAGTTATCAAGCTCAAGTAGGAGGCGATTGCATGGCTGATGATATGACCAGCAATGTTGCGAGCCGTATCAAGATCATTGCTCCGCAAATCACGGGGCTCGATGATAGCAGCATGCAACAGTTTGCCGCTGATGCGCTTGCTGATGCGGCGGTCGATGGCTTTACGGACGACCTGTTAGAGCGAGCGGCTGGGTATCTGGCTGCTCACTATGCATTTATCGCCTTTAACCAAAATCAGAACGTCAAAAAGGAAGCCGCTGCGGTCCTGTCTCGTGAATATTTTGACTCGCAAGGGTCAGATGCTTACTTGGCAGAGTATGAGCGGCTTCTGGCGTCTCTGCAGGCAGAAAACGGCGGCGCAAGTCTAGCGAGGTTTATGTGATGGTCAGTGTGGATTTAAGTATCGATGTTAGTGGCGACTCTGGCATCAAAGACATGATTGAGCGGCTCAAAGCAGCTGACAATCAAGTTGTTGAGGCTGGGGTTTTTGGCGGCTTCGCTGCTGATAAAGCAATGTGGAACGAGTATGGCACTAGTCGGGGCATTCCTGCACGGCCATTTCTCCGCAACACACTGTATGAAAAGAGCGCTAGCTGGGCCGTCTTTGTGAAGCCAGTCTTCCAGAGCATTCTGGAGGGCGGTTCGCCTGATATTGCCGGAAAGCTGGGGCCAAAGATGGCTGACGATATTCGTTCGACCATTGATGGAGGCGGCTTTGCACCACTAGCGGCCTCAACTATCGCTCGTAAGGGCAGCAGTAAGCCTTTGGTCGATACCGGTGATATGTACGGCTCTATCACGTGGAAGAAGGGGTGAGTAGATGAGCTTTTACATTGATGCGACGTCCATGTTTGAGACGTTTGCGACTAGCCTCATCGTCTACCCCAAGAACACGCAAAAAGACGGCCATTATGAAGACGGTCGTTGGATTGATGACCCAGAACCGGCACCCAAAACCGTCGATGAGCCATTTATCCCGATGGGCCGCGTCAGCGACTACTCAGCAATGCTCATGACGCGTGATACTGGTGACCTGCAGCGCTACTCAGCTGAGTGGCTGTCCAAGGGTAAGTATGAGATGGGAACAGCGGTGATTGTCCACGGCGTGCGCTACATCGTGCGTGACAAAGATGACTACACTAGCTACTCCAACCTCACCATCTACTACCTGCAGGCTGACGATCAAGACCAAAAGGACGGGGATGAGAAGATTGGTACAAGCTCCACACTATGACTACAAGCTGCTATACAGCCTCTGCAGTGATGCATGCGAGGCTAACGGCTTGCACATGCGCGAATTAGGCGGCAAGGGTCCACAACCTGAGCCGCCTTTTGTGTCCTTTGATATCATCTCGCCTCATATCCGTACCAGTTACGTCGAAGACGACCCGAACAATGAGTTTGCGGTCGTTTTGTCGCTGACTGTGTACGACCTTGACCGGCAGAACGCCTATCAAAGCGCAGATGCGCTGCGTCAGTGCATCGGCAGCAAGAGCCAAGACGTGATGCAAGCTCTGCGGAATGCCGGGGCAGTTCTTGAGGAACGTATGCCGCTGCAGGTCCGCAACATAACCAACATTAACGAGCCAGCAACTATGGTCGGCTTTGACTTCAAGGTTCGGGTATCCGAGCCATACACAGAGCCTGACCAGATTGAAAAGATTAATTTTGAGGAGGAAACAAATGGTTAATACGCTCAGCGACGTCCAGATTATCTTGGACGTTCAGAAGCCAGCCGCGCCGGTTGAACTCGGCGAGCTGGCTATTTTTATGCCCGCAGCAGCCATGAATTTCAAGACCTACACCGCCATGGACGACCTGTCCGCTGACGTAACAGATCCTGACGTTCTTAAAGTTGCAGAAGGCTATTTTGACCAGGACGAGCACTACAAGGACCTGGCAATCATCTCCTACAACGACGTGACCAAGGCACTTGATGCGTACTTCAACAGCGGCTGGGAGTTTGCCACCTTGGCCGGTGCTAAGCCTGCAGCACAGACGACTACGCCACCAGCAAACACCAGCACTACGCCAACCGATTCTGGTTCTGGTGATGGCAAGACGGACGACAGCAAGCCCGCTGATGGCTCTGATACCGGTTCAGGCACATCTACCACACCGGCAGCAACGCCGGCTCCAGAAGCTGCACCAGCGCCTGCTGCGGACGATGCGCAAACAATCAGCAACTATATCGAAATCAAGAAGCGCCGGTTCTTCGTTGAGGGCCTGATTGCTACGACTGACACCGCCGACAACGCTGCAGACCTCAGCAAAAAGTACGACGGCAACGAACGGACGATTCTGTTTGCTTCCGGCACTACTCAGCAAGAAGCCGAGTACGGCGTTGGTGCCTTGATTGGTGAACTTGCCAACCAGGTAGTCGGCAGCATCACCTGGAAGTTCAAGACGCTGAACGGGGTCAAGCCTACTGACTACACCCAGTCTCAGGTCAACCGGATGCATGACGCTGGCATCTTTACCTACGTCTCCAAGGCTGGCATCGAGCAGACGTCCGAAGGCCTCACCGTTTCTGGCGAGTTTATTGACGCACTGCACGGTGATGACTGGGTTAAGGCCGAGATGGAATCTCAGCTGCAGGACTTGCTTAGCCAGTCCAAGAAGATTTCATACGATACCGCTGGCATCGCGGAAATCAAGGCGGTGGCTAACACCGTCCTCACTACTGCGACCGCTAACGGCATCGTCTTAATCGACGCCACGACAGGCAAAGGTACCTTTACTGTCACCACGGTATCACGTGCAGATACGCCAATCGAGGACATCGAGAAACGGCAGTACAACGGCATGAGCTTCACCTACAAGCGGAGCGGCGCTATCCACGCCATCACCGTTCACGGTCTGGTTCAGCTGTAGGAAGGAGGAAACTAAATGTCAGCACCTACTAAAATTCCACTCTACGATGCGCGAGAAGTTTCGCTGGTTATTGATAACCGGATTGTCCAAGGGTTCCAAGAAAATGACATGGCGGTCTTCACTGCAAAGGAAGACCGGATTCAGACTTCTGTTGATGCGCAGGGGTATCCTTCTGCAGCTGTCAACAACAACCACCTGTCCCAGTTGGTCGTTAACCTGTCTGGCAACTCGATTGATCACCAGCGTCTCACAGAACTGGCAAACAACAGTAACCAGTTCGCTGTGACGTTGGACTCACCGATTGAAACCATCACCGCTAACCAATGCTTTATCACTAAGGTCCCTGACTCGGCTTACGGTAAGTCAACGCCAGCACGGACCTACACTATTGAAATGCTCGATGCTAACTACACCGTCCACACGCCACAGACCAATTAACGCCAAGAGCGCCGGGTTCGACTCCCAGCGCTCTTTTTGCACCATAAATTAATTTCTATCACACAAATTTTGGAGGTTATCAAATGTCAGAAGAAATTCAGAACCCAACCGCACAAGTAACAGCTGCACCAAAGCCAGCTGTACCAGCACAGCCAACGCAACCAGTACCCGCAGCAAATGCAGCACTAAACGCCGGTGCAACGCCTGCGCAGCCCGCTCAGAGTGTGCCAACACCACAGCCATACAAGATTGATCGGCTTGGCGAGAACAAGGACTTCACATACACCGACAAGAACGGATATGTATGGCACTACACTTTGCAGTTCCCAGGTTTGAAGAAGATGTACGAAATTCTTGATAGTTCCAACAACGATAACGGGACTACATCACAGTCCAAGCTCTACGAGAACTACCTCAAGTTTGTGGTCGTAAAGCCTGCTGGACTGACCATCGACTCATTCAACACAATTCCTGGCTTCTCTGAATTAATGAACGCGGCCGACACCTTTTGTGGCGAGCGGATTAGCCTCTAAACCCAGCTGGAAAATTGAAAAGCAAGCCGACAACGAAGAACAGTATTGGTTGCCGGTTGCTATGGGCGCGGCGACCCGTGAGGAAGTCAATTGGGCCACAGCTAGTCAACTGCAGCTCTACAACGAGATAGCAATACGCATTTTCAAGCTCAAGTACGGACAAGGGGGTTCGGACACAGATGGCGAATGAGACAACAATTCAGGTCCGAACCGCTGTTACCGGACTTGATCAGCTCGAAAAAGCCAACAGCATGATTGAAAAGCTCAAGGCAAGTGCCAAGGGCTTAGGCAGCATGAGCGGCGGTGATTCTGGCTTTAGCAAGATGACTGCCCAAATCGAGAAGGCCACGCTCAACGCCGACAAGCTGAAAGTATCACTTAAATCGGCAATGGAAGCAGGCGGCGGTCACGATAGCGGCATCACGTCGATGCAAGAGGGCCTGTCAAAGAGCACATCATCTGCTGAAAAGCTGAACAAGGCTCTGCACGAGTCCGCCAGCGCATCGAAAGGCTTCTCCGAATCACAGTCGCGGACTGTTGACTACAACGAGCGGGCCGCTGCGTCAGCTCAAAAGATGGCCGAGTCTCACAAAGCCATTAACCAAATGGGCAACACCAATATGAACTCGGCGTCACGCTTTGCTGAATCATCAGCTAAGGCCGAGGGCTCATGGGGCAAGATTAAAGGTTCAATCAAAGATGCCCTGAGCATGTTTTCAGTGGGTATGATGGGGGCCGCCGCTGTTTCTGCAGTTGGTACCGGCATTAAAAAGGCCGTGAACCTCGGGTATGAGGGCATCAAGGAACGACAGTCAGGTCAAGCAATGTGGGCTACATCTGTTGCTGATGCTCACCCAAATGTCAGTGGTAAACAGCTGCGAAATCAATCCGCAAAGGCCAACATGGCCATGCTGTCTACCGCTATCAAGGCTGGTAACAGCTTTAACGAAGCCAACTCAATGGCTAAGCAAGTCTATTCTTCTTCTGCTGGGAGTTACTCTGGCAACCTGAAGAAAACCCAGTCCCTAGTTAGTGGGATGTTCAACATTCAGGATGCTAACCAGCTGAATCAAATGGATATGAACCGTTTCAAAATGTCCGTTGGTAACATCGGCGATCTTGGCAAAATGAATGGTGGGATTGCGAAATCTCTTAACTTGCTTGATGGCAAGATTGGTCAACACATTCGTGAAGAGTACACCAAAGAAACCGGTAAGCAACTGGCCAAGACAAAATCTGGCAACTGGGACTGGGGCCAGGTCAACGCGCAGACCGCCTATGCTGGGATTGATGAGTATGGACACAGCCGCGGTGTTGGTCATGCGTCCGAACGAGCTAATGCAACGCTAGGCGGCATGACTCGGGCCGGTGGCGAATTTGTTAAGCAAGCGATGACGAACTTTGAACAAAAGTTTGCTGGCAATATTGGTAAAGCGTTTGGCGGCAAGGGCGGCATTATCACCAAAATGTCGAAGTACTTCACTAATGACAAGAACTTCCAAAATCTGGGGGATGCTGCAGGCAACAAGCTGAGTGCCTTTGCAGTTCAGATTGGTAAGGTCGCTAAAGCCGTAGCAGGCGCGGGCAAGGCAATTGCCCCGTATGTAGCTACGTTTAGCAGTGGCTTTGCCAAAGGGTTTATTGGTGAAATCAAAACTGTTGGCACTGGCATAAAAGCCACTTACGACAAGATTAAGGGCCTTGGTAAGAGCGCCAGCAAGATTATTCCACCAAAGGCTTTATCAAGCATTGGCCAAATCACCGGTAAGGTTAGCGCCTTTTTGCTTGCTCTACGTGGTTTTGGGAAGCTGCCAGGCATGGCGGGAGTGGTTTCCAAAATAGTCACGCCGCTTACTAGCATGCTCAGCAAGCTGCCGATTGTCGGTAAAACAATCAGCAACATCATTTCTAAAATCACCGGCACCAATTCCCCACAAATGAGTGCTGGACAAACGATGATGTCTGCTGCCAACACGATGCAGGCTGCTGCCGACAAAATGCTCGGTGGTGGCACTGGAGCTGGAGGGGCGGCACTCAACCCTGATGGCAGTGTCATGACTCGCGAAGAACTTCGCAATGGTGGCAAGAAAATGCCGTGGTACACGCGGTTCAGTCAGGAAGGCGATGAGCTCCTGAACAACGGGGCTCACGCTGCTGACCGAGGCACTTGGATGAGCCGCCTTAAAGGCAACACGCTAAGCAAGCTCGGCGGCTGGGGCGAATCATTCGCCAACTCTAAGGCCGGTGGGCTACTTAGCTCTATTGGCAGTGGCATCGGCAAGACTGGCAGTTTTCTCGAAAAAGGCAATGGCGCTCTGAACGCGCTGTTCGCTGGCGTGGACGTTGCTAATACGATGTCTAAAACCAAAGCGGGCAGTCTATCGCGACACAAGGGCGTTGGCGCTGATATTGGTAACGGCGTGGGTGCAACGCTTGGCGGCGCAGCACTCAGCGGATTAGGGCCTGCAGGTATGATTGCTGGCTCAATGGCCGGTGGTTGGCTTGGTGGTAAAGCCGGTTCGTGGATTGGCGGTCTTTTTGGTGGCAGCAAGCCAAAGAAGCGTGGCAAGTCTGCGGCTCAGATGGCTGCTGAGGCATATCAGCACGCGCAAATAGATTCACAGGCGGCATCTGTCGTAAGTCTCGGCGGTGCAGCAAATACTGCCCAGGCTAAGGCACAGTACCGATCCATTCAGAAAGCTACTCAGTCCAAGAGCAAAGGTGCGCAGCGTCATGCTGCTAATGCCTCACTCGATTATGAGAATGGTGACATGGCTAAGTACCAGGCCGAAACCAAGGCGGCAGCTAAGGATACTGCGGTGTACTACCGCAAGCAGGCTAAGGCCAAGAAGTCGGAGGTTGCATCAGCTGAACGCGCAGCGGCACGAGCCAAGAGCTCATACCGTAAGCGTGAAAAGGATAATCCTGGTGCTGTGGTCGATGATTCCAAAGTCAAGGCAGCAAACAAGCGGCTCAGCTCTGCCCGTAAGGCAGCTCGTTCCGCTAGTGGCAAAGCTTCTCAGGCAGACAAGGACAGTATCGCGCTTGGCAACAAGTCCGCATCATCAACCAAGAAAGCAACCGAGGCTACTAAGAAACACACGGCTGCAGTTAAGAAGGACGGCGCGGCCTCTAAGAAGGCTGCTTCTGATCGTGACAAGGCCGACAGTAAGTCCACAAAGGGCTTTAGCAAGCTGACCAAATCACAAAAGAAAGAGCTTGCTAAGCAAACCAAGAACTTGAAGTCCGAGAACGCTAAGCAAGCCCGTCAAATCAAGTCGGCTAACGCCAAGGTCAAGCAAGCACAGAGCAGGGCAGCTAAGGATATTTCCAAAGCGGACAAAGCTGCATCTAAGGCGATGTCTAAGAATTACAAGACAGCATCAAAGCAGATCAGTAAGGCCGTCAAATCTGGAATGAGTAAGGCTGCCTCCGCTGCCAAGACTGGCTCCAACAAAATCAGCAAAAACATTAAGTCTGGGCTGAAAAATGTCGGGAAAGTCGGTAAGACCAGCTTCAAGGGCCTGACCAACGGCGTTAAGTCCGGCATGAAAGGTGCCGAGCGGGCGGCCAAGTCGGGTGCGAAGCGCATCGGCACGGCGCTCAAATCTGGGCTAAAGAGTGCAAGTCGTGTCAGCAAATCGTCCCTAAAGGGCGTCACTACTGCCGTCAAATCTGCACTCAGCAAAGCAACGAGCGCGGCCAAGTCCGGCGCTAACAAAATCGGCTCAGCTTTAAAGAGCGGATTCAGCAAAGCCGCTAGTGCGGTCAAATCCAGCATGAGCAAGGTCAACTCCGCAATGAGCTCAGCGATGAGTAAGCTGCAAAGCACGGCAAACCGGGCCACATCTTCAGTTGCTAAGAGCTTTAGCAAGATTGGTGCTGCTGCTACGGCGGCGGTCGGCAAAATCAAAGCTTTGGCTTCGGCGATGAACTCGCTCAAGTCCAAGACGATCACTTTAAAAGTCAACGTATCCGGCAAAGGTGCCAGCAAGCTATCGACTGGGACGCCTGGGGCTAAGGCTCCATGGCATCTGGCAGGCGGCTGGTCACCTAATGGCGGCACGCAGGCGGGAATCTACACGGTCAATGACGGTCACGGCGGTCACTGGCAGGAAGGTTTCCGCCTTTCTAATGGGCTGATGGGTCTGTTTCCAAAGAAGCGGGACTTTAAGGCGCACTTGCCTGCAGGGACGCAAGTCTTTAACGGCGACGATACGCACCGGCTTTTCAAACATTTGAAGGCTGGGACACCTGGTGCCAAGAGCAGCAAACCGCATGAGCGCAGCAAAGCACCAGTGATCAACATCACGGTCAACGTGACGGGCGACACTGGTGGCGGCTCGCGGGGCAGCGTCAGCACCAAGCTTGCAAACCAGATTGCTAATGCAATTGGTGAAAAGTTCTTGAAAATTTTCCCAACTAACGCGATTTAAGAAAGGAGCTAACGCATGGGCGTTTTAAGTGACGGCAAAAAGAAATTGAAGCTTTTTGTCCAGACCGAAGAAGAAACAGCAACCAACACAATTGCTCAGTACCCTGTGCAGCGTGGTCAGCCTATCATCGACCACACGCAGGCCGAGAGTAAGACTTGGGACTTTGAGGGTTGGATACAAGGCAAAGACCAAAAGGCGATTGACGCGACTTACCAGCAGCTTTTGAGCTGGCAGTTTTACGGCAATCTGCTGACGTGGAATGGTGCGGTGCATCACCCGAACATGATCATTAGCGAGCTCCACAAAAGCTATGACGATGGCGGAATGACCAACGCACTGAAATTTACCATGTCACTGACCTGGGTAAACCTGGTCAAGTCCTCAGCCAACACGGCCAAAAAGTCGCAAGGACCAAAGTCGCCGGTCAAAAAGGCGTCAGCGCCGAAAAAAGGCACGTACATGACCGTCAAGGCTGGTAACACTTACTGGGCATGGTCGCAAAAGTACAACGTGTCTGTGGCTCAGCTGCGGGCCTGGAACAAGTGGCCGGACCGCAAAATTCCGGTGGGAGCGAAGGTGAGGGTTAAATGAGTTCACGAGGCAAATTCGACCTGGACTTTTCCGAGTGCCCGTTTGAGTTTGAGGCCACGTTTGGCACTGACAGTTTTTACATCGGCATCAACTACAACGAACTGGGCGACTTTTACACGGCCGATCTATACGACGTGTCCCACAATCCGATGCTGCTGGGCGAAAAGCTGGTTTATGGCAAATGCTTGTGGCGGCGCATGGTCGATGAGCGGTTTCCGATGGTGGATATTCTGCCACTTGACGAGTCCGGTCAGACCCACGAAGTTACCAAAGCAACGCTAGGCACCACGGTCTTTTTGTACCAAGATTCAGCCGATGGTGATGAGCCAGATACAGGAGGTGATGACAGTGACAGTCCAGAAAGTTAGCGGCGCTAAGTACAACTTTGAGATTCGCTGCGAAGTTCAAAGCTCTGGCGGCGCGCTCTCCTTTATGTATGGTAAAGACCCAAAAAGCAGCATCGAGATTCATTTCGACGTGCCGTTCTCCGAACAGCCAGAAAAGAACATCTCTGAAATCACACTCTACAACATTGATCCGGCCGTTTTTAACAAAATCAAAAAGGGCGACAAGGTTACGCTCAGAGCCGGTTTTACTGGTGATATTGGAACACTGGTCGAAGGCACTATCTTCCGCACCACGGTCCCATCACTGGAAGATGCTGACACGGCCTATGTGCTGCGGGTACTGGAAGGGCAAGATTACTCCCGGTACAAGAAGCAGCACATCACCTTTAAAAAAGGCAGCAAGGCTAGCACCATCATCAAGTCTGTGGCCGCTAAAGCAGGCATTGACCTGACTTACGTCTCCCTCAAAACGGATAAGACGTACAAAGACGGCTACACAGCCGATGGACACCCGATGGACACGCTTAGTGATATCGCCGATGACTGTAAGACCTCACTGTTTTATTTGCGAGGCAAGCTACGAATCCAATACATCTACGGCGGCGCTAACACGGGGACTTTTGAGCTCACTAATCAAACTGGCTTGCTCCAAAGCCCTACGCGTGAGAGCCGTGATGATGATTGGGTCGATGATGACGACGACGATGGACTGGGCAAGTACAGCTGGTCTGTGGACTCGGTGCTCAACTACAAAATCTGTCCGTTTTCCAAGGCAACCATCAAGACGCCGTATGTAAATACGTCGATGATGGTGCTTAACGGTGAGCATGAGTTTGACGGTGATCAGCCAACCACATCATTTGAGGCGGTGCAGAAATAATGGCAGCAAGAAATTATGACACACAGTTTATTAAGTCCTTGATGCAAAATCTCAACGTTGGCATTAACGTGTCGCAACTGGGTCGCATCGTTAACCTTAACGGCAACACGGCGGACGTCCAACCGCTCGCTCATGACCTCAAAACGGACAACAAACGAGCTATGCTACTGGACGTGCCTATCACGCGCAACGTCACAGATGCTATCAAGGCCGCTGAGGACACGCTCAAAGTGGGTGATGCCGTGATTGTGGTCTTTCTAGACCGTTCAATGGAAAACTGGACTGGCGGCGCGGGTGACTTTTCGCTAGATTCGGGCCGCATGCATGATTTGAACGACGCGGTGATTGTGGGGGTGTTTTAAATGATTGATTTACAGCTTGACCAGCAAACACAAGACCTCACTTTTGACGATGATTTGCACCTCACAGACGGAGTGCAGGAAGTCATGCAAGCCGTGGCCACGTCGCTGCGCACCCGAGTTGGCGAGTTTTTTGCTGATGATCAGATGGGCCTCGACCAAGAATACGTGCTTGGCAAAGCCTACAACGCGGTTTATGCCGCCGGGGCTATCTCTGACTGCATCATGGAAGACCAGCGAGTGGTGTCAGTTGGCAACGTCGAGCTAGTGCAAGGGCCTAAGCGGACACTGACGGCTAACGTTTCCTTTGTGGTTGACCCGTCGGTTCCGGTACAGATGGAGGTGGACTTATATGCTTGATGAGCATGGCTTTAGCAGACCCACTTATGATGAGCTAGTTAATCTGCTGATAGACAAATGGCACGAGCTTTTCGGGGATAATGCCAATGTGGCCACCAATTCTGTTGGTGGTATTTTTATCCGCGTTATCGCCTTTGTGCTGAACCAGGTCTACCAGTTGGCCGAAAAGGTCTATCAGTCCCAGTTTGCTGACTCGGCAACTGGCGTCACGTTGGACCAGCTTGCGGCTAACCAGGGCCTTGTACGCAAGGCTGCACAGGACGCAATCGGTGGGATTCGCATCTTTGGAGTGGCTGGCTATGTAGTCCCGGCGGGCTTTCAGGTCCAGACAGCGGACGGCTTAACCTACGTGACTACCGAGGATATTAAGCTCGTGGGTACTGGACAAAAGGTCTTCCACCTTGACGAAGCGGGCTACACCACCATTGACTATAACGAGGAAGAAATCGGCACCGGTGAAAGCAAGCTACTGTATGCGCTCGGTACTGGTGCCGGTTATAACAAACCCGGCGCTTACGCTGATTACCCGGCAGTGGCCGTCAACCCGGTTGAGGAAGTCCGTGCTATTGAAGTCGAGCAAATCAGTGGTGGCGCTGACCTCGAAACTGACGACCAGTTGCGAACTCGCTTAGAGCAAGCCAGTGATGAGGGGCCATCAAGCCCAATGAACGGGGTTATCTCGGCAATCAGCAAGGTTATTGGGGTCAACTCCGTTAAGATCATTGCCAATGACACGCTGGAAAAAGATGATTCTGGTAACCCACCCAAGACATTACACATATACGTGGACGGCGGTATCAGTGATGACATTGGCCCAGCAATTTTCAATTCCGTAGCGGCAGGGGTGCAAACCTACGGAACTATTCCAGTAGTTTTAAAGGATATTGCTGGTATGCAGCACACGGTCTACTATGACCGGCCAACGCCACTCAATGTACATGTACACATCAAATTGACAACCAATGACGAGTTCCCCATCGACGGGAACGACCAGATTGTTGCGGCCGTCATGGCTTACGTCCAGTCCGTCCCGATGGGTGATGCGGTCCGCTACTCCTACCTGTACCGAGCCATTTATGACCAGGTGCCAGGCATTGTAGTTGCGGATATCACCATTGGCCCAGATACAGACCACTTGGCTGCACAAGATATCGCCTTGGGCGGTGTTCAGCGGGCTGCCTGCACTACGGACATGGTGGTGATTGATGCATGACCTACTTTCAGACCTTTATCGACCACCTGCCCAGCTCGCTTAACAAGGCCGGGACAAACATTCAAAAGATTGCCCGCTTTGTCACTGAGCCACTCGATGACGCCAGCTCATTGTTAAATCAGGTTGAGGCTTGGCGCAACATCGACAAGGCCGAGGGCAAAGCCCTGGACAAGCTCGGTCAGAAATACGGTCAGTTGCGTGGCCAAGCCGACGATGAGTTTTATCGCTTGATGATCAAGTCCAAAATCATCGTTCGTACTGGTGACGTTACTGTGGACGGTGTTTTGCGAGCTATTCAAAGCTCACTGAATGCTGACCCGACGGGCATCAAGCTAGAGACGTTGCGGCCCGGGCCAAAAGATGATGGTGAACCATTGGCTATCAAAGTCGAGGGCATTCCCCTTTCCATTGCACCAAATGAGTGGGAACAGGAATACCTCATCAACCGTGTACGTCAATCCGTTGCTGCAGGGGTGCGCGTGGCGGATATCAACTTCACAGTGACCACGCCAGCATATTTCTATGTTGGCTCCCTAGCACGTGAAGACCGCGAGATTCACACGCGCTCTGATTTGCTCGACGACCGTATCGCGACAGTTGACCCGACCGGCTTGTATTTGGCCGTGTTCGCCAGCATGGACCGCACGATTGAAACCCGGTCAGACTTACTAGATGACCGCAGCAGCAGCGTCACGGCGGGCCAGATGGCAAATCAGGGTATTGCTCGCACACAGCGGACGCAGGTCGTTCCAAGCGACGTCCTCAGCAATCGCCAGACAACTGCAACCGGCAATGCCTGCTTAGGCACAGCCGCGCAGAGCAATGTTTTGCTGACTACTGACGCAACTTACACAGATTCAAATTCATAGGATAGGAGGTAAAACATGGCTTTAACCTTACAATCAATTTTCACCGCTGCGGGTATGTCACTAGCCCAGGACGCCTTAGCGGGCAATTCCAAGATCGTTTTTACTCGCGGCGTTGCCTCCATTGCTGATTGGTCCAAAAAGAGTGCGGACGATATTCGTGCTGCCACCAAGCTTGATGATGAAACGCAAACGACCGGCATTGGCGGTATCGCTACCCGCAAAGATTCAGGCGGCAAGACCGAACAAAATGCCGTGGACGTTCTCATCACTTTCAATCAAAAAGACGTAAAGGCCGACTATCAGCTTATGACAGTCGGCCTTTTTGCTGCTCCAGTAGTCGATGGCAAACAGGGTGCAGAAGTGCTCTACAACGTCACTTGCTACTCAGAGCCGCAATGGATGCTGCAAGACAGCAATGGCAGCACCTTTACGCTCAGCATTGCAACTATCGTTGGTGACCTGGGCAACGTGACTGTTGTGCTGCCGTCCAATAGCGACGGTGGACTCACACAGGACGCGCTCGATTTATTCCACGCGCAGCTCACTAAGGAGTATGACGCCAAGTATCAAAAAGCTGGCTCCTACGCCACCAGCGATGACATCAAGGACATGGCGACCAATGAAGGCGTTGATGGCAAGCTCAAAAATTACGCCCAGAACGGCGCGCTCGCTGACATGGAGACTAAAACAGACGCCAAGGCAACCTATCAGCAAAAAGGCGATTGGCAACCTGCTCCGGAGGATATGCAATCCCAGATAGACACGTTAAATAACAAAATTTCTGCTCTGCAAGCCGAAATTTCGGGGGGAGGGCGTAACCTCTTGAAAGATACAACGTTTATTAAAAAACAATGGGCTGCGGACTATGGTCGCCCACAAATTGAGTTTACAGATGACGGCCTGAAACTAACGTCAACTATGTCAGGGCAGTTTGGTGCGCTTAATACAGCAGGGATTCCCGCATTGGTTGAGGGCCACACTTACACGGTTTCTGTGGAAGCACGTGGCACAACCAAAGCACAGTTTTACATGATGGGTACGCCGAATAACTCGCAGCTGTTTGACTCTGACGGTAAAAGTGGCGAGGAAGTTGATAGTGCAGACTGGACGCCGATTAGCGTAAGTTTTGTTTACCATGCGCCAACGACTAGCATATCTGGTTTTGAGATTTTTGGTGCAGAAGGCGGGTGGATCGAATTCAGAAAGAACACGCTTATGCTCACCGAAGGCTCAGAAGTTGTTCCTTGGGAACCAGCCGCCGGAGACCCTGCACTGACTCCCGACTTGGCGGCATTAACAGCCCGAGTTGCAGCCCTGGAAGCGAAGTAAAAATGAAAAAGGAGGATACACATGGCAGATGAAATGCGGTCAGTCTTTACTAGCGCTGGCATGGCGCTAGCGCAGGACGCGCTTGCGGGTAAGGTGAAAATCACATTTACTCGTGGGGTCGCATCAATTGCCGACTGGTCCCAGCGAACGGCCGATGACCTGCGAGGGGTCACTAAGCTGGCAGATGAGACGCAGGTCACAGGCATTGGTGGCATCGACACCGAGAAGCAAGCGGACGGATCCACGAGCCCGGATAAAATAGATGTAAGCCTGATTTTTAGTCAGGGAGCAATCAAGACCGACTACGCGATGAGCACAGTCGGTCTTTTTGCTGCCCCGGTTGTGGACGGCAAGCAAGGTGATGAGGTGCTGTACACCGTCACCACCTTTAGTAAGCCTCAATGGATGAGTCAGGATAATAATGGCTCGACCATCACGCTCAAGGTGTCCACCATTATCGGGGATACTGCACAGCTCACAGTCATTTTGGCATCTGCGCAAGGTGAGGGTGGCTTGTCTCAGGGCGAGCTGGACGTCTTTAAGGCACAACTGGATAAAGAGTACGACGGCAAGTACGTCAAGCTCTCATCGCTCCCAGATGACACAGGCGCGGCTACTGGCGACAATCCGGTTGTCACCAAGTCCTACCTGGTCAAGTATCTGGCGGATAACGTAGTCGGTAAGCCTGGTGCTGATGGTGCTTCGGCCTATGAAGTATGGGTCAAAGCAGGCAACACCGGCTCACAGGACGACTACCTGAAATCCCTGATTGGGCCTAAAGGTGCAGACGGTAACTCCGTCACTGGGCCCAAGGGTGATCAAGGTCCCGCTGGTCCTGCCGGGCCAAAAGGTGACACTGGTCCTATCGGTCCTGCGGGTCCCAAGGGTGATGCTGGCCCTACCGGTGCGACTGGGCCTGCAGGTACGGTCGCTATTGGTACTGTCACCAAGGGCGACACGGCTGCAGTCACTAATGCCGGGACACCACAAGCGGCCAAGCTAAACTTTACGTTGCCCAAGGGTGACACAGGTGCGCAAGGTCCTAAAGGTGACACGGGTGCTACTGGTCCCAAGGGCGACACCGGGCCACAGGGTCCAACTGGCCCTGCTGGTAAGGACGCGCCTGCTAATGCAGTGCTGCAGCCGCAGCTTGGCGGCATTACGCAGTTTGTCACTATCTCGGCGGCTGACTACAACAAACTGGCGACCAAAGACCCGACAACGCTGTATCTTGTATCAGAATCGTAGGTGACATAGATGCCTGCACATTTTAATACCACACGCATAGGCGCTGGTTACTTGGACAAAGCCAAGTTCACCGGTGCCTATTTAAATGGCGCGTATTACCCATTTGGCTCATTGCTTGAATACGCCGTTTATACAGGCTTGGCTGTTCCACCCGAATCTGAATGGAAGCCTTTTGTTAGTACCATTAGTGGTACATGCCCATCAGGCAGCGTGCTTTGGATTGATATTCGTTCAACCGGAAGCAAGATCGTATCAGTTTCTGGGCAGGATGCGTACACAACCTTTAACAAAAATTCTAGTCTTCCCAACGTTCTGAATATCGTCATTCCGGGCGCCGATGTTGCTTATGACGGGGTGGTAGAGCCTGGCACTTTTACTATTACGTTTGCCAACGGCTCCAAGGAAACGTTGGTGGCAAAGGGCGACGGGAAGAACACCGTAACCGTTTCAATCGAATAGGAGGATTCAAAATGCTGTTATTTAATTCGGGGGGGGACACTAGCCCTCTAACACGTTACAGAAAGTGGGCGTTATAATGCCTGCTTTTTTTGATGGAAAATCAGTCTACGGTCTCTACTTGAATGGCAAGCGTGTGAACGTTGCGTATATGAATGGCGTTAGATATCCGTTTGATTCAGGGCTCATGTATGCGTGGGATGTCGATGAATGGAAGCCACTAGAGAGTGGCGTATTCCTTGAAGCACCGTCTCAATCATCTACTTTCAACATCAAGGCTGCTCATGGGAAACTAGCCAGCTATACCGATAGCAACGGCTATGTCGATACTCGAGATGATGGCGTCTTGATTTTGGCCCCCTCAGCTTGGGGACTGCAGAAAGGTGTCACTGCATACATCACTCTGACGGATGGTGAGCAGATTCACTATCATACAAGCTTCAACAATTCGACCGGCGTCACGTACTACTTTGATTAGGAGGAAGATTATTACTCTGGCGGCGCGCCGCTACACAGCAGTAATAAAACAATCTCAATCGAAATTGAAAATGCGGACGGCATCAAGTCAGAAATGACTGGCAGCCTGCAGGTATCGTAACACGGCAATAGAAAGGAAGATTTAAATGACAGACGCACAACCAATGAAGACGATGTACCAGATCAGCACCGCACCAGTAGATGATGCTGGTAATTTTTATTTTCCAGTCCTCGTACCAACGAACGTTAAGGATTACCCGGTCACCTTTACCGACGTGGCTCCAACCCAGGAACAGCTCGCGGCTGGTAAGGCTTTGAAATTTAATTGGGCTACTCAGACTTATGTACCAAGTGGTGCTGACCCGATCGTTCTGCAGATGGCTCAACTTGCTAAGAGTTTTGCAACTCAGACAGCTGCAACCAAGCAGCAACTCGCAAGTATCGGACTTGCTGTCGCCAAGTCACTCAAGCCAGCAGATGAGGCACAAAAGCCGGACGCCTCAGATGCAACGACGACCACTCCATCAACTGATAGTGCTCAGCCTGCAGCTGACAGCTCATCTCAGACAGCAAATTCCACACCTGTAGCACCTACAAACGGCGATACAGCGGCATCTACTGGCCAGACTGCTCCAGCACAAAACACCGACGCAACTCAGGCTTAATTTAGGAGGATAAGACATTATGGATAGCTTTGTAGAATACTACGACTCAATTTACAGCAAAGACGACCTGCAGACATTTGCGGACGCCGGTCTGATTGCTCAATCAGTTGTCGATGCTCGTATCGCGGAAGTTGCTGCAGCCAAGCAAGCACCAGCGGCCTAGCCTATGAAAGAGATACGTCGATTACTGGCTAAGCTTAAAGCCAATCATAGTTGGATTTTTATTGGACTTGAGACGCTCGTCGTCGGCGTGTACTTTCTGGCCTGCCGCAACAGCGTCAATGGATTCGTTCCGGGCCACATTCCTATCGGCGGCCTTGACGATTGGTTTCCGGCGGTCATTTGGATTTTGCTTGGTGGGTTTACCATCGTTAATAACTTGTTTGATGTGTTGCCTGATCGCAACCGCCCGACAGCCTACTTACTAATAGGTTTGTGGGGCTTTTATTTTGGATTGATGTTAGTGCGCGACCTTAACGACCCGCATCCGCCGGTCATTGGTATGAGCACTATTTTTTTCGGCATTATCATGCTTCGCATCATTGTGCTGCTGCTATTTGATGAGACTAGTCAGCACCCACATCCACATCGGAAACGGAAAGGAGGCCGCAAGTGAGCACAGCTCTTTTTAGCGGCCTGATATCTGCTGTGGTAGCCGTGACCGTAGCCATGGTTTCCGCAAAGACGGATTTAAAGACCACAGATAAAAACGCAGCTGCAAGCACTGAGGGCATTTATGCTCAGCAACTGCCTGAGCTGCTCGAAAAGATTGGTGACCTCCAAAAAGAGCGGAGTCACTTGTCCGACCAGCTCTTAAAAATGCAGGAAGAAAACGGGAAGCTACGTATTTCGGTACATGATCTCAATGCAAAGATTGACCAGCTCACCCAGTTACTAGAAAAGGAAGGTATTAAATATGGAGATGACTAGTATTCTAGTCGCAATGCGCACTGCTGACGTTCTCGAAGGTCGTGCAACTTTAGACATGGTGGAACCCGCGTTAAAGGCCAAGGTAACCGAAGCCTACGCGGTCTACACCCAGGCACGCACTGCACCAGTAATCGACAAACTGGATAATGATGACACCTTGCCCGATAAACCAGCTGATGCAGACGCTGATAAAGATGCACCACAGGACGGCAAACCAGCAACACCAGTCGCACCAGCACCTGCGCAGCATGCAGCTCCAGCACAGCCAGAGAATACGGCTCCCTCCCAGCCGGGGGAGGTGAGTGCAAATGAGCCAGCAGCTTAGCAGCATCCTCCGCGATTTTCTGACGGTTGTTGTAGTGCCACTGATTCCGGTGGCCTTTGACTATCTGTATGCACAAGCTAAAACTGTCAAGCAGAAGGCGTTCATCAGCAACCTGGAAAAGTTTGCGGAGATGGCGGTGCATGAAGTCGAGCCCGCTGCGACTGATAAGAAACCGCTCAGCAATACGGACCGTAAAAACACTGCTATGGAAATTGTTACTCATGCGCTCGGTAAGAAGGGCCTCAAAGCCGATCCAGAGCTCATCTCCGGCGCGATTGAGACGGCAGCGGATAAGATGCACCAGGAGCACAGCCAGTCAGGTGTGATTGAAACACCCGTGTCACCAATGCAGACGGCGCCAGCAGCAGACCAGGTCAAGGTATACAAGCCAATGACCAAGACGGCCGTGGCTCCGGCAGTATCAGCTCCGCAGTCAGCACCGGAAGATACAGCCAAGCACCTACATTTTGGAGGTGATGAGAGTGACCAGAACGCAGGGAACTGATAACGCAGTATACCAGGGCAGCCTCGGCATGTACGGCCAGGCTTCTGACACCTTTTTGATTGCACAGATTGGTGGTTATAACGGCCGGATGTATTGGCAGCCCACCTATGCCAGCCAGGTGCGCAACGCTTTAGCCAAGGGCAAACACGCACACGCCTATATCTGGGGCCAGTTTGGTGGTTCGCAGACTATTGCCAAGCAAGTCATGGACACCTTTTTGCCGCACATTGGCTTACCCAAAGGTGCAATTGTCGCGATTGATTACGAGGCCGGTGCCTCACATAGCAAAGCGGCTAACACGGCGGCGATTGCTTACGGCATGCGGCGTATCAAGCAAGCTGGATATACACCGATGTATTATTCGTACAAGCCGTACACCCAGCTTTACGTTGACTCAGCTGCCTTAGTTCGTGAGTTTGGTAAAGACAAGCTGTGGATTGCATCATATCCATATTTGAGGCCAGTCCTGACGCCAGATTTCAACTACTTCCCTTCATTAGAGGGCATTGGCATCTGGCAGTTCACCAACAAGTACGGGCGTGAGGGCGGCCTCGATGGCAATGTTGATCTGACCGGTATCACGCTCAATGGCTACACTAAAAAGCCAACAGCAATCAAGCTGCCAGCTAAGAAACCTGTGAAGAAGGAAGATGAAGAAATGCAGAAGCGCAGTTTGTGGCCTGTCGATTATGTGGGGGTCGCGTATCCATACGAGGATGCTGACACCTATAAAGACGTGGCTATGCGCACCAAGTTCCATCGAATCCAGAAAGGCAAGGCATACCGCATTTTTGAATTGCGGGATGGGGTAGTTGACCTGGGCAGCCAGTGGGCCGCAACGGGCAACTTGAATTGCAACTTTAATCCGCTGCCGTCTGGCGGCCAGAACGCGGTCTACAACGCCAAGCCAGTGCTAAAGACGAAGAAGGACGGCTCGACCGTCACTCTCGAAGCGGGCAAGTGGAAAGCATTTGGCCTGAAAGATGGCCGTGTTGATCTCGGCGGCGGCGAATCTGGCAGTGCGTCTGATTTTCGCGTGCTCCTCTAATTTAATACAGAAAGAACAGCTCACTCGCTTCGGCGGGTGGGCTATTTTTTTGTGCTCAAATGAAACCACGATTCAGCACATCTCTTACTATAGTGGTATAAAATTGTGTCAAATGAGTAATGGAGGCCATGCAAAATGAATGACGAACGGTTGCGCTCATACCACCTGGGCGAAGCATACGGACTATATATGGCACTGGCTTCAACGCATCCAGACACACCGAGCATTGGAATGGAAGATGGAGATGCTAGAACTGCATTGCGAGAAATACATGATTTTCCAAAGCATCCGATCACTTCGTTGAACAAGCTCTTTCATCGTAGCAAGCCAGACACGCGTTACTACGCTTTGCACAAAGTGTTGGCTGACAAAATCAGAAAAGGCTCGGAGTGGACCGATGAGCCACTAGTAACAAAGGGCTACCTTGCTGGCATTCGTGACGTCAATAATCGCATGCAGGCATTCGAACAACACGTTCCCGACCGACAATCGGCGGCAAGCCTCCTGACCAGAGCAATGATGGATAAGTATGTGACCAATAAATTCAACAAGGCGTATATATACGAGCAGGATGCTGATAACAGAGCGGCGTACTGGAAGGCAGTCAAAAAGGCCATATAACAATTAAGGCCTGTCCGTTTTGGACAGACCTTTTTTGAATTGTGCAAATCTGCATCCGTTTGCGAATCCTATATGAGTAGCACACAAAAAATGGTATTCATATAGGAGGAACAGACATGGACAAACGTTCAGCAGAATGGATGACACAGACTTTTCAGCAGTTGATTTGTGACCGGACAGCAGTCCAAGTAAGGATTGATGCACTTAAACGCACCACAAAGGTACCAGACAGCGCTAAGAGCAAAGAGTTTAACGAGGGCTATATCGCTGGCCGTCTCAGTGCATGGCGGACAATCGAAGTAGAACTACACTATCGGTTTACCGACATGAATGAGGCAGCCCTTATTGCGGGCGGAAAGGAGCACGTCAAGCAGCTTGTTGGCAGTTCTGAGCAATGTTGCAAGGCAGATACGCGTGCCATTGCTCTAATGCACCTTTACCTAGACTTGAGGTCGCAAGGACGCTATGCTGAAGCACAAGTGATTAGTGAGAAGATTGCTGTACAACAGGACGAGGTAGACTTACTTGCTAAGGAAAATCAGCAGAAGATGTTGGCCCTAGCCAAAGCACTCGAAAATAGTCGGGCGGGATGGCCGGACGGGGAATTATTGACTGCCTGGGCAGGTGAAGGACAGTACGACCCGCTCAGGGAGTTTGACGAGCTGTAGCTCCGCAAAATTGGTAAAACCCACAGTAAAGAAAAAAGTATAGACGCCGGTAAACGGCTGGTATTGATAAAATGTCAGATGCTACGATAAACGCCGTTGCTGAGGCATTTGTTACCTGACGATATTTATGAAATACCCCTTGTATACAAGTCCAACATGTTCGCTCTTCTTGGCCGTCCTGGCTACGAAGAGAAGACCAAGGAACTCAACTCACGCCTGTAATTACCGCGTGATTGTTCAATCCTGAGTAAAAAAGTGACCGCTCGTTTCGGCATTAGTCGAAGCGGACGGTCATTTTTTATGCGCTGCCGGGGATGTGCAATCAATTAATTCATGTTGCTTGTGTTATGCTGAAAGCGAGAATGATTAAAAAAGGAGTCCAAATATGATCTATCGGCAATTAGGTAAGACTGGTTTTAATATCAGTGAGGTTTCGCTGGGCACGTGGCAGCTCGGCGGCAAGTGGGGCGCACCCTTTGACCAGCAGGTTGCTGACGCGACCCTGGCAGCTGCGTATGAGGAGGGTGTGAACTTTTTCGATACCGCTGACGGCTACCAGGATGGCGCCAGTGAGCGCACGGTTGGGGCCTTCGTGAAGAAGCACCCCGACGTGCACTACACGACCAAAATTGGGCGGAAGGACCCCGAGTTGTCCATCGCGCATTTCCAGCCGGCTGCTCTGGACCGCTACGTTGACGCGTCGCTGAATAACATGCAGACGGATGCGCTCGATCTCGTTCTGCTGCACTGCCCGCCAATGCCCGCGTACTATGATCCCGAGATTTTTGCCCACTTGGACCAACTCAAACAGGCCGGTAAAATCCGCAACTACGGTGTCTCCGTTGAGCGGGTTGAAGAGGGCTTGAAGGCCTTGGATTACGGCGTCTCGACCGTTGAAATTATCTTCAACATGTTCCGCCTGCGTCCTGCCCGCTTGTTCTTTGAGCAGGCTAAAGCGCATAACGTTGGGATTCTGGCCCGGGTTCCACTCGCATCTGGCTTGCTGTCCGGCAAGTTCACCGCGGACACCAAGTTTGCCCCGACTGACCAACGCAGCAATAACCGCCACGGTGAGCTCTTTGACAAGGGTGAAACATTCTCCGGCGTCGATTACCTGACCGGGGTCAAGGCTGCGCAAGAGCTGAAGAAGCGGCTCAAAACCGATAATTTGGCCGCAATCGCCCTCCGCTACATTTTGATGTACGATGCAGTCTCTGCCGTGATTCCAGGTGCAAGTAATCCGAACCAGATTACGCGCAACACGGACGCCGCTGCGCTGCCAGCATTAACCCACGAACAGATGGGTATCGTGCAGGATGTTTATGATGAATACATCAAGAATCCAGTTGAATATCTGTGGTAAAACAAAAACAAGCAGGTTGCTCACGTGGGTGAGAAGCCTGCTTGTTTTGTACATAATGTAGCAATCAGTGGTGTATTCAAGCAT